TCATAACTTGTTATAATTTCGCATGTTTTTTGCGAAATTGGTGTACGATTGGTGTACGGTTGATGCGATGGGGGCTGTGTTGACCAGGCTTGTTACATCCCTTTGGATGTCATCATAAGACACATGCCTGTAGTGATCCAGCGTCATTTCAATCGTCGCATGCCCCATGAGGTATTGTAGATGCTTAGGATCAATTCCCATCTCTGCCATCGTTGTGCAGAAGCTGTGTCTAAGGCAATGCATAGTGATATGGGGCAATTGTTCCTCATGGGTGGAGTTGTACGCACGGATGCAAGCGGCAAGCTCACGATTATACCGGGTTCGGCCTTTTATTGAGCCCGCGTCGGTAGTGAAGACAAACCCTGAATACCCGTCAATCTCATAAGGCTTCTTATTTTTATTCGCCTCAATGGCTTCATGTAAAATTCGGGTTACCTCTCCTAGCATTGGGACAACCCTAATACCTGAGCTTGATTTCGGTGCAGAAACATAGAATCCGCCACCTTTAAGCTCTTGCACTTGACGGGAAACGTGGACGCAGGAATGCCCGAAGTCAAGGTCGTCCTCCGTCAGCCCCATTAACTCACCAACACGAAGCCCAGTCTTTAGGCAAAGATAAAACTGCCCATAAAATTTAGAGTAACTCGCATCCTGCTCTAGGAAAGAAAGAAAATGTTGCTGTTGCACTGTTGTGAGGTATGCACGTTCTTTTTTCTCGTAGAGGGACTTGACAAATTCAAATCTGAAAGGATTTTTGACCAGAACATCATCGTCAACAGCAACTTGACATGCCGACACTAATAATGCTTTTATCACTGAAACACTTCCTGCGCCATACCCACGCTCTGTAACAAGAGCATTGATCCACTTTTTTGCGTCAGAAACTTTTATTTCGCAAGCTCTACGACGTGACCATGCCTCTCGGCTAATGGCCTTTCGGGTGGCTGTGTAAGAATAAATCGTGTTACGACGCAATTCATCCTTCTTCAGTTCAATATAGGCATCCAGCAGTTCCAGCACAGTAGGCTTCGCGCTAGTGTATCCAACCCCAGACAGCAGCTTTTGTTGTATCTCCGCCTCTTTCCCCCTAAGCTCATCAAGTGTTTGCGCATAAACGCATTGTCTTTTCCCAAATGGGTCTGTAAATCTGTATTGGTATGTGAGATTCTTCCGTTGGCTCTCTCCGTCACGTAGAACGCGGCCTTTGCTGTCTTTTCTTCTTGCCGCCATTTTCAAACGCTCCTTTCTTGTCTTGCGTAGAAAGAGCCTCGACATGACGGGGTATTATAGCACGCCGAGGCTCTAAAGTAAATGGCCTATATTGCTGAAGCGCTTTCCAAATACTGCTCTAGTAATCGGCGCTTAAATAGACACTTCGTACCGACCCACACGGTTAGGCGGGATGCCTCGCGAAGTCCCGCGAGTTCCCGCAATCTAGCACTGCCGATGTTGGTGTATGACGATGCCTCATCAACCGTGAGAAGCGCTTTCTCCCAAATCGGGACATTTGGTTTATTCATGGAACGCCTCCTTTAGCAGTCCTTCTAGCATGGTTCTTTTAATTGGAACATTGGAATGGCTAACCGCGTAGGTAAGCATCTTAGACTGCGCGCAAAGAATACAACGTTTTTGAGCACGCGTGAGAGCCGTATACAGCCACTCCTTTGTAGCAAGCATGAAGCTGGAATCATCCAGACCAATGATGATATAGGGAGCTTCAGAGCCTTGCAGTTTATGGCAGGTAAGTGCATATCCAAGCTCGATTCGCGACATTTGAGCGCGACTGAGATACACAAGCCCCCAAAGGTCGAAATCGACAACCATGTGATTGGAATCAACTTCGCGGATAATACCCCTGTCTCCATTGTAAACAGGGCATGACTCTCCGGATGAAATATCTTGGTCTGATGGAGGCCGTGAAGCATCGTAAGTGTTTTTCGTCATTATAACGCGATCTCCAACAGATAGCATATAGGTTTGCTTTGTCTTATTAACAGATAGATTCACCTCAATCCCAGGCTTGTCTGGATTGACAATCTGCTGGATGCTCCGGTTCAAGGTGAAAGTGGCAAGTGACCCACGTGCTCGCATAGGAACTACCACTTGAATTGCATAAGGGGAAATGCCTTGTGCGAGTAAATCCTGATAGTGGTTGAGCACGATATCCTGAGAAACGATGGAATCGGAATAGATATCTAGCTCCAAATCTTGAAGCTCACCACGGATTTCTTTGCCTACCCACCCCGGTTGGATGAGCTGTGTTTGTTCTCGTACTTTGACAGACTCAGTAATAATCGCGGAGCGTGCGGCTTGACGATGGATTTTAGTGAGACGAGCAACGGGGATAGCGCCGCTTTTCAGCATGTCGCTAAAGATATTACAAAGGCCAATGGATTCCAACTGACCATCATCGCCCAGCATGATAAGCTTACCGCCATCCGGAATAGCTTGTAGAAGCGCGTGGAAGATTTCAGCCCCCACCATGGACACTTCATCCAGAATAACGATGTCATAGGGAAGCGGGTTAGAGGAGTTAAAGGTAAACTCTCCAAACTGATATCCGAGCAGCCGGTGGATCGTCTGCCCAGAGACGCCTGTAACTTCGGTCAACCTTGCCGCTGCTCTGCCGGAAAGGGCACATTGTGCGAAGGAAGCATGGTTTGCTGAGGCGAGCACGCCAGACACGGCGGAGCTTTTGCCCGTGCCTGCACCTCCTGTGACAATCACTACGTTGTTCGAGAGGGCAGTTTGAATTGCTGTTCGCTGTTCCTCAGTGAACGTCCAGCCCTGTTTTTTTTCGATATCTCGAAGGACGGACAGATCATATTGTTGATTTTGAACGGATGGGGTAGCACAGGCAATTCGGTGAAGCTCGGAAGCAATCGCCTCTTCCAATTTGCGCAGATGCATGAGCCCGAGCATTGTCCGGTCATCATTCCACCAGAGAACGCCTTTGTCGTGCATGGAGTAGAGAACACTGCGAAACAAGTCTTGATCGTTAATTTCCAACTGGACAAATGTGGCATTGATTAGGTCAAGGGGTGTTGTCCACGTATCTCCCTGGCTAGAGATTTCGCCTAAAAAATGAGAGATAAAAGCAGCGATCCTTTCGGGAGAGTCCTTGGACATTCCCTTCGCCAGGGCGATCGCGTCCGCTCTGGCCCAGCCAATGCCATCCACGTCGCTAATCATCAGATATGGATTATTTTCAACGGCATCGATACAAGCCTCCGGGGAGTTGAACTTGCGAAGAAGGTTGGATATGGATGCAGACGATAAACCATATTGGGAAAGCACGGCGTAGGCACGTGCGTCTGAGTAGGTATTACGGAATTTTTCAACAAGGGCTTTAGCCCGCGCTTCACCAAAGCCCTTCGCTTTTTGAATGGAGGCCAAATCTCCATCCCGAATCGCCGCGAATGGGTCAGGGAGAGCCGCATATAATGATGTTACCTGCGACTGGGCACAAAGGCTTTCAAGATAGGCGCGTTGTTGGGCGGGATCAGTGAGATCTGATTCCTGGCTGAATGTGGCGATAGAATAGGAGGGGCCGTACTTATTTTCTTCCACATATGTACCTATAAGACGATACTGCTTGCCATATTCGATGGAAAAAACGTGTCCCTTTATAATGATAGTGCTCTGATGATAGGGCTCGCCCTCAAGCACATCGGTAATGCGGCAGGAAAGAATACACCAGTCCCCGCTCTGAAAACCAGAGCGGGGGTAAAGCACACGATTGATTGTAACCATGGCAGAGAGCGTTGGTGTGGGCATGATGATGATCCTTTCTTCAATTTTTTATTCGGCATCCTCTGACTTCTCACGTTCAGTTTTGAGTTCCAAGCTTCCGTTTGCATAAACTTGTGTGATAAGGCTGACAGTGTGCTGATAGATGCTGTCTCGATAGGTACGAGGGAAGAAAGTGTCCCCCCTGCGGAAGCCGGTAACGATGAGTAAGTTACCACGCTTAAACCAAGGCTTTTCGATCACTTGCTTTGTTCCATCGGGCAGAATACGCGACACTTGCTTGTTATAATGCACAAATGCTCCATCGTAAAACTTGACAGCGACGACACCATCTGTTGTAAGAAGAGTAATAGAACTGCGGTTCTTGTCTTTGTCCAAGACGGTGCCCGCAATGCGGGTGAGCTGGTAACGGTTATAGGTGACTTCCTTTGTGGAGCCGTCTGGCATCTTTACTTTACGAGAAGGGGTATCAACAACTGATGGCTCCTCTGGCAAAGTGGAGAAAGTCTCAATGCCATAAGCGGTGTTGTTGACATGGGCCAACTCATGCTCTGTGTAGTAGAAGCACAGGGAATCCATTTCCCAGTGCGGTGCATCTCCAGCACACTCCTTGCTCCAGAGCTCGCGGATATAAGCGGAACGGACAGCGGCGTTATAGAGGGCGAGAGTTTCTGGCTGATCCAACCACTCGCGCAAAGGGGTGATGATGGATTCATAAAATTTTTCAAACTTGGACAGAAAAATGGCCGTTCCATTCTCTGTGTAGCAGTAATCTTTTCCTTCCGTAAAACAAGATTGCAGTGAACCATCAAAGAAAAGCTGGGCTGTGGCGTCTAGCAAAGCTGCTTTTGTTTTGCCGATCTTCGTGGCGAACTCAGCCCTTTTGATGTAAGAGCGGTAGGCATTAAGACGGCAAGCAAAATCAAATTGTGGAGGAACAAGGCCGAGTTCTTGCACAGATTTGAGGTTGCGCAGGCCCAGAGAAGCTTTTGTTTCCGCATTTTGTTCTGCTAGTAAGTCCATAAGAGTGTTCATGATTTGCAAGCGGGTTTGAGTGGAATAGAGAGAGTCGAAAGCGCCTGCTTTAACCAGAGCAACGATCTGCTTAGTAGTGGGGGTCACCTTGGAGATGAAATCATTGAGCGATGCATAGGGCTGATTCTGCACTATGGCCGCTGCCAACTCATCCCCAATGCCAGATATACCTTTCAAGCCAAAAATGATTTGGTTGTGTTCGCAATCTGGTTTGAAGCCGTAATTGGCTGTGTTGATGTCAGGAAGAGCGATATGAACTGATTGCTGCTGCATAGCCCCGATAGCTTTTGCAATCTTGCCATAATTGGTCGAATCCTTGGATTGATTTTCAGGATCGGCGGAGGCATTGATCGTAAGGACAGCACATTGCCAATAGATATGCGGGTAGTGATAGAACAGGTTCATCTCTTGCAGGGCGATAGCGGAGTAGGGGAGCGTGTGGTTTCGAGAAAATGAATCTTTTATACCCCCGGTTTCCCGGTATTTAGAAGGGAGTAGACTATCTCTTATACTGGTCGCAAGGATTTTTACTTGTATTGCCAACGATAGCCGCCAGCGTGCATTCTGTATTTACAGCCACGTGCTACTTGTGATATATTTTGCGCCTTTATGCCTGTTGCCAAAGAAGCGGACATAACACTCGGGTACTCGGCCACAACTCTATTAGCATCATCCATCTGAAGAACTGGCTTTTGAGCGTTTTGAACAGAGACAAGTCTATTCACCAAGATGGCCTGTTTTCTGAGTGTACTGGTTTTATTGATAAGTCCTGTTCTCGATGCATGTTCGCAATTCTGTTTTCGTGTGCACCATTCTAAGTTTGAACAATGGTTGTTGTGTTTATTTCCGTCTATATGATTAACCTCTGGGTAATGATTTGGGTTCGGAACGAAGTGCTTTGCAACCAGACGGTGAGTATAATCACGATCCATACCATAGGTTGATCGTAAGTACCCATTGTTAGCAGGCTTCGGAGTTAATATTCTCCCATTAGACTTGCGTACTCGTCCGTAGTCGCTCACATCGTATTTGCCTTCGTAGCCGATGATGGTTTCCAATTTTCTTCTTCCATAATACTCCTTACTACCTTGCGACCAGTATTTCGGAGCTTCCACCTGCGCTAATCTCAGGTGTAGAATTAGTCGTTACACCTTTTGCCTTAAGGCAACTTGGCACGGTATTGCCTTGCGCTTGCGCGTTTAGGGTTCCACCGTTAGCAGGAGAATGATTTCCCCCACACCGCTTTTGCATGCGTTCACCGAATTTTACTTGACCATCATTTTAGCCAAGCTGCGGCTCAATCATCCTACGCCATACGTAATCAAGCATCGCTTTTCTTGTCCCAATCTTAAGGCCCTGTTCAAAAAAATGAGCTTTGTTTTCCTCGACTAGCTTTTTCTTTTTCTTCGCGATAGCCTTACGAATAGAGTTTGCGTCCTTCATGTCAAAGCCAGAGATATGATCGTCCATAACCAGCAGCATCACATCTTCTTGCTCGATAGAGCAGCCGTAGTTTGGCAGTAGATACTTTTCCAGCACCGCAACCTCATCTTTAGTTAACCCAGCGGCATCCATCTCCTGATACCATAGAGAGATATCATTTTTGAAAGCCATAAAGCGATCCAGAGGCGAGCCATCCTCATTCCCCATAAGGCGCATAACAGAGTTGGTCAAAGAAAGTTCTTTTAGCGTTGTGGGTCGGATTCGTTTGATAGCAGGAGCACCCACGTCGGTCATCATTTGGAACAGATCGGCAATCTTACCATCTGCCGCCAACTGCCACATCTCAGCGGTTTCGTAGTCCAGCACATCAGGATGGAGATAGGCATCGTAAGTAGCCTTAAGCGACCCCTTCCATTGGATGAGATGATCGTCCAAAAGGTATTGCAAACATTGCTGTATCTTGTCTGCGCCCTCAATGGTAAGAAAGTCAACCTTGAGCGCGCCGCATTGCTCACATTCGGTCATGTCCCACTGACTAATGGACATGCCATTTGGCGCTTTCATCATGGGGACATAATCAGCATAAGCGCTATTGAAGATAAAGAAACCGGACGCATGCGAGCTTCTGCCGCACACCAGGCCCTCAATTTCCAAGGCGGTTTCAAGGAGATTGGGGAGCTGATTGATTTTAGAAACAAACTCACGGATAGGAACAAAGCCATTTTCCTCTGTGCCATTTAGGCAGTCGTGAATACTCCAAGACTTTCCGCGAACAGTCGGAACCAGGCCGGTAATCTCCCGAGCGACATCCACATCATACCCAAGACCACGAGCGGCAGTTTGAATGGCGGATTTAGCGGACTCGTTTTTGAATGTTGCGATATTTAAGCAGCGGTGCCAACCAAAATAATCTTTAACAGCACGGAAAATATAGGGACGACGAGCTGCGCATGTGTCGATATCCACGTCGGGCCAGTCCGGACGTGATTCATGCAAATGACGCCACGCTACAGTTCCCCATTTAATAGGATTAAGCTGTGTAATGCCCATAAGATAGGCGATATACCAACCACCCGCAGAGCCACGAGCTGGCCCAACAATACTTGCCCCTTTATCATCTGCCCACATGATTTCTACAATCAGTTGGACAAGGTTGTAATAGGAGCTAACACGTTGCCCCTTCTTTTCGCTGATGGCCCACATCTGATGCAGTTCGTAGTCAATCCGTTCTAACTCAGTATCTGTGATGGTGGTGTGCGTGCGCTCCAACCCATCCTCAATTTGCTTCATGAGCCAATGATCTTGGGCATGGGGGCTGTGATAAAAATGATGTATATCAGGATATTTCGCGGGGTCATAGGGGAGCGAACGCTTGTCCGGGAAAGTCGGCAGATCTCTTTGCGGAACGACAGTATCTCGGAATAGTCCATAATCCCCGGCATCCTTACACATATCTGAGATCATGACGGTGTTTTCAAAGCCCCGCTCGATATCTTCGAGACTCAGGTAATCGAGTCGTTGACGCATTTCTGCTTCGTCCTTGAAGTAAGTGGACTCGTAGAAATCGCCCATCTCACGGTCAGTGTCCTTCTGCGCATTTAGGAAGTTCTCGTGAAGTTGTCGTTTATCTTTGGTAAGGTAGTGAACGTCATTGGTAATGATCCATTCAAAACCAAAATGCTTACAGAAGCGGACGATTCGCTTATTGAAATCAATTTGCTCTGGGGTAACGCCGCATTGCAGCTCAACAAAGAAGTTGCCCTCCCCAAAGATTTGACGGCACCACTTGCAGAAACTATACACGCCTTGTGTATCACCTGCGGCAACCAGCTTTGGAAGCTGCCCTCCCAGACAAGCGGTTGACGCTACGACATGTCCTGGATTTGAACCGACAATTTCCTCAAGATCAGAGTAATACGTATTAGGACGGTCAATGCCCTTATAGGAGTACAAACGCTCCCAAGCACGAGAGGAAAGAACTCTGAGCTGCTGGTGTCCAACGGCATCCTTGGCGAGAAGAATAAAATGGTGATAAGAACCAGATGGTGCGCAATGGTCTATAATTTGCGGGTCGTTGCCGTTCATCAAATAGATTTCGTTACCAAGGATAAGAGAAAAATCTAGAGAAGGATTGCTCTTCTTGATATCGTGTATGGCATTCAGCGCTTCAACGTGGGCGCAGAGGCTTTCGTGATCTGTAATAGCAAGGCCCTTGAAGCCAAGTTCAAGGGCCTTGCGGATTGCTGCGGGAACCTTAACAGTGGAATCGCGGAAACGGATGTTGGAACCACGATGAGTGTGGCAATGAAGCTCTGCAAACAAGTGAGAACCTCCTATTCGCAAAAACTATGGTGGCAATGGGGACATTCGGTAATATGGGCTGACATAGCGTAGAGTTGAGAATATCCTCCATCTTCTCCATCGTTACTGGAATATATGGAGTGATGGCAGCGATAGCACACACCAGAGGGCGGCGCGAACGGCGGGACTCCCATACGTTGGCAATAACCAGATTGAAGCTGCTGTGGTGTTTGACTTGATGGAGGAATTGGTTGATAGCGTGGTAAATAGGGGATAGAAATTGAATTTTTAGGCTGGCCGATCATCGAATCACCTCTGTTGCATAAAACAAAATCTTTGTTTTAGTTCTTCTACAATTCCAACCAGCACAAATTCAGCACAAGGCAACGCAATTCCGTTGCCCCACATCTTATACTCCGAGGAATCCGTATGGAGACGGTTGTACCATCTCACCAGTTGTTCCCTCTTGGCGAAAGGCCGATAGCGCTTGCCGGTGGCATCCGCAAAGGTTTTGCGTACACCTTCCCAAAACGTAGCTTCCGCATCGGTCATGCTTTCCTTGTACACAAGAATGCCCCAGCAGTCTGGAAAGCCTTGTAGTCGTGCGCACTCGGTTGGAATCAAGCGTCTGGCGATCCAATGGCACCCACGGCGTTTTTCAGCGATGAACTCACGTTCCTTCCCGTTACGCGAACCAGTGCCCTTGTAATAGGACGCGTCCAATGTGGACGATTGATTACCGCCATAGGCTACAATACTGGTGTAATCAGTAACCCTGTTTTCGTGATCTCCAGTCAAAGTTGATACGCACCGACCATTACCATGGCCGCGCGCGTCATAAACAACAGGATTCTGATAATTTAGGCTGTAGCCGCTGTTCTCTTTAGCCTGCAAGGTTCCGCTGACACTGCTCGTATTCAAATTGCGGCAATCTAGCACAGCCACATTTTGTCCTCGATCGAGGCATGGGCTGGCATCCGCTTCCGCCGTCATGCAACGAGCAACCGTAGGCCATACAATAATTCCTTCGGAACCACCACCACAATCTGAGCCAGAAGCGCGTAGTGTCGGCAGAGCTTCCTTGTATTCCGCGAATCGCGTAGCCGCATAGCATCGCCCCGCAGCGGGATAGACCACACTGGGCGCTTGGTTCAGTCCAGAAGGGCAGCCTTTTAGCGTGGGGGAACCATCTTCCACCGCGCCGATGCCATGCGCTTTTGCACCCTGACCCGCCATGAACGCCACAGCATAGTGCACGCCTTGCTGGTTCTGTCCTGCACGCTCTCGTGCCGGTAGCGCGGGGAATACGCCGTTCGGGTCATACAGCCGCCTTGCCTGACCATCCCACGGGTTCACGCACTTAAGCTGACTACCTCCAATAACGCTTCCTGGAGCATCGGTGGTAGCGCTTTCCCTCTCCTTTCTGCCCGGTTGAGGATTCCCTGGCATGCCTTCGCGCTCAAATAATATCTTTCCGGCACTTCCATCTGCAAAATCTGCCACAAGGTAGATTCTACGGCGACGCTGGGGGACTCCCCAGTATTGCGCGTCGAGCACTCGCCATGCGATACTGTAGCCATCTCCCACGATTTCTCCTGCGGTTGTCCAGCCTTCTGTAGGTTTAGGTATAGGAACGTTTTTTTCTTTGATCCGTGCGAACTCTTCGAGAACGCACCGGAAGTCTTCGCCCTTGTTGGAACTGAGTGCCCCTGGGACGTTTTCCCAGACAGCGTAGGTTGGATATGTTCCATTTGTCGCTTCCCTCATTTCTCGTATGATTCGTATGGCCTCATAAAATAAGCCGCTTCGAGTTGTTTCTTCATCTCCGACAGCTACATGTTTCAAACCGGCCCGTTTTCCAGCGATTGACATATCCTGACAAGGCGATCCGAATGTAATAATATCAACCGGATCAATTTCGTTCCCATGCACCGCCAACACATTCCCTAAGTGCTTCATGCCCGGAAAATGTGAGCGTGTTACGGCAATAGGATAAGGTTCGATTTCCGAAGCCCAGAGAGGTATACAACCATGCAATGCGGCAGCGAGCGGGAAGCCACCACTCCCATCGAAAAGGCTACCAATCGTAATCTTTTTCATAAGGTGATCCTCTCAAATGACAAAATCCGTAGTAGACGTGTCAGGCATCGTACCGACCCATGGTTTACGCACAGAGAAAGTCTTGCTTTGAGGCATCCAAAGGCTATTGAACTCGCAAAGCCCTTTGGTACTCATGTCTGCGTTCGGGTTCGTACCACAATAGCTACACCAGTGGCACAGTGGGCTAGGCTTGGGCTTCCAGATACCGCTTTCTTCGCATTCCTTAATCCCCGCGAGGATCTTGGATAGTTTCTTTTTTCCTCTCTCCATCCACCCCGGAGATCCTGCAATTTGTGTCCGGCCTAACAAAATGAAATCATAAAGATTAGAAACGATAGCTCGTCCAGGGTACATGGACTGAACAGCAAGATTGTAGATAACCATCTGCAATGGTGTTTTGATATCTGCGTCCGAATAGAGCTTTTTAGAGGATTTGTAATCCTTGACCATCAGCTCCCCACGACTATTCTCTGAGATATTGTCGATTACGCCGAATAGAATGACATCCTCAAAAGAAATCTCGAAGTTGACCTCGGCAGCGATTGTGTGCCAATCGGTATCCTGTTCTTCTGCCCGCAGGTTAGAAAAGTAAATATTCAGCTTTTGCTCATAAGAAAGGCCGCTCTTATCATCAGGAGCGACCCAATCAGAAAAGAATTTGGTTTTCAACTCGTGAAGCCCCATGAGGGTTTCATCCTTACCAGACGCCTTGTCTGGCCCAGTATATCCACCCCACATTGCGCTTTCAATGCTCGCGTAGTCTGGTACTTCACCGGCCATGAGAGATTTCGAGATCAGTTCCTTCCCCTTGTGGAGCAAGGATCCCAGGCAAAGGGGAAGAGTTTGCTCATCCACACGTTTGTGTTGGACGTACTTCCACCAAAATTGTATTGGGCAAGTGTTGAAGGTGCTGAGGGCTGAGTAGGAATATCGCTTGGGAGAAACAGAAGAGATAACCATTGGGCAATTATGCACTCCTCTCTTCTGCGGAAGCTAAACGCTTGCGCATAATATCAAAATACTTTTGCTCTTTTTCAATACCAATAAACGCCCGCTGCTCGTAAATGCAGGCAACGCCGGTTGTGCCGGATCCAGCGCAAAAGTCTAATACAACATCCCCTTGGTTAGAGTAGGTTTTAACGAGATAACGCATAAGAGTAACCGGTTTTTGCGTCGGATGTAGCCCGACTTCGACGTTAAACTTCTGCCAGCTTGAAGGGACTCGCAGTTCACCCTGATCATTATTAGGACGATTAAAACGGCGGTAGTTATCAGAAGATGCTGTTTGATTCTGAAATGTGTACTTGACGCGCTCTAGCCCGCCACCCGTGCGCGGTTGCATTTGCTTATTATACGTCCATTTACCCTTGGAAAAAATAAGAATATGCTCATGCTCCTTCATTGGCTCGCGGACGGTGTTGGCAAAATTTGAACCGCGATTCTTAATCCAAATCCATTCATGCCGAAATTCTCTAGGATTACTCATAACCAACGCGGATGAAAATGGCTGGGATGCGCACAACGCAATAACGGCGTTTTCCTTGCATACACGATGGAGAGAGCTCCACATAGCCTCAAAAGGGATGACGCTATCCCATTTGTTCGCCGTGATACCATACGGCGGATCGGCAATTACAAGCCCAACCGAATGCTCCGCTATGTGCCGCATTTGCTCAATACAGTCACCTTGGAATAGGTGAATATTACTACTCATAAGACACCTCCTTCCCCGGCTCTCTCAATTCTTTGAACACGGGGAATCGCAAAGATTTTGTGCCGTTTTTATCTTGCGTCTCCTCGAAATACTGAACAGTAACGATGCGCCCAAGCAAGTCAGCCTGGTTTTGCCAAAGCCACGCACGCATATCATCAGAAAAACCAGACCCAACGCGAAGTGGGCTACCCTTATAATCAACTGCCAGAGCTCCGAGTGTACCCACAAAGCGCCCCTTGCCCGGTTCAAAGCCAACGATGCGCAAGTCGCAGTCCTGCATTGCTTTCACCTTGAGTAGGTTACTGGTGCGTTTGCACTCATAGGGCGCATTTGCGAGGTTCACCATAATGCCTTCCTGATGAAGCTGGCGCATCGTAGAAAGCCAGGAAAGAATTTGTTCCTGCTCCGAACCTGAGTAGAGTATGGGGAGCAGACGCAAATGGGAGAAAGCGTAAGCAGCATTCTCGAACAAATGGCCTAAACTCTTGCGGCGCTCAGCATAGGGAACCGAACAACAGCCAGCCTCAGTAAAATCAAACATAGGCAGAGCATCAAATACGTTAAAAGTGACACTCTTTTTCTCCCCATCTTTGCGGACAATCTGAATAGTCCGCTTATAGTTATCCGCGCTTGGGGCTACATCTGGCGTGCAAAGATGAATGTACGCTTCGTCTACCAAGAGTTCCCCGTCAAAAACAAAATCGCGAACCCCACGATTGGCTACCAACAGACACAACTCCTGCGCGATCTCTTCAAGACCGTCGATTCGCTGCCCTTGTCTAGAATAGAAGGAAATTTTATTGGGTTCCCCATGTTTCATTTCGACAAAAGCAAGACAGCGTATGCCATCCAGTTTTTGAGTGAGGTAAAATTCCTGGCCCTCAACGGCGTTTGGGTGCTCGAAATACTTATTGGCGAGCATACATTCCATAATTGGGATGAGTTTCTTACCAAGCGCCTTGTTAACGGTTTTGGCCGTGACGCCGAGGCGGAGGGACTTAGTTATGAATTGTGCGACGAACGTTGCAACTTCCTGCCCAGCCTTGTTCTTAATATCTGAAAGCTCCCGTTGAACAGTGCAAAGAAGATTATTGTCAACGGCGGGGACGCTGTTCAAAATATTCAAAAGAGAAAACAAATCAGGGGAATAAAGTCGCAACTGTGTTGCGTGAGGCACGGGTTTGTTCAGTTTTACCTCAGTAAGGCCGAAGGTCTTATAGGGGCTGAGCAGATATTGTAGCGCCTTGCACACCAAGTCATCTGTCTCGTAGCAGCGAAGAACCGTTTCCTTGCACTTACCGACCGCGTTGGCGATGGACGTAAAAGCGGCTTGGATATGCAGCAAATCAGAAATCCCTTGATCAGTCATGAGGTTCCTCCTTATTCGCTTCTGGATTGCCAGCTTCGAGTTTACTTGCTTCGAGAAGACTCGATAAGATGAGATTCAGGCCATAGAGAATGCTCTTCCATTGCTTGGGTTGGAAGAGCTGATGGCAAAAATGGAACTCGCTTTCTAAAGAAAGGAGTCCTTCCATTAGTTGTCGATATGGATTTTTAGGTGCGCTCAAAGGAAAACGCCTCCTTGTACATTTTTACTGGAATCGGTGCTTTGATAAGATTTAATTCTGGTGAACAGAAAAGCCACGGCGATGTTTGGGTGAATAACGAAAAAATTTTCTTAGAAGGGGTCATTCTTCTGTTCTCACCTCGAATTTCTTTGCCATGAGTTGTTCTAGCGCCTCGCGACCTTTGTCGCTTGGAGAATCCTTGTAATCAAGCAGACCGTCCATGTCCCATAAGACATAAGTAGTTACATAGGGCGTAAAAAGGCTTGCTAGGTTCAAAATTTTGTCGGCGTAGGCATCGGACTCTGGAGTGAAAGGGGTGTGATATTCTTTATCGAAAGCGAGAAATACTTCTCGCACGCCAAGGGAAATGAGTGTATCACGCTGCCAATGCGAGATATTGGAACCGCATACAGCGACCGTGAAGTTATCATCCCCGTAATACCCTGCACACTGCAATACGCTCTTTTCTGCCTCAAATAAAACAACCTTGCCGCAGCGCTGGATAGCTTGGAGATTTTGGTATAGCCCGTAAAGATTGTTGCGGAGAGGATGTCGATAATCTGTTCCCTCCAGGGAGGTTGGTATATACTTAAAGCCCGCTGAAACGGCTAAAGGATCGAGTGAGCGAGAACGGATGCCCACGAGATGTCCAGACGGGTCGAAATGAGGGATGATGATCTCATTCTTCACCGGGTCGAAGCGGATTTGAAACCGCTCCATAGCTTGAGGCGTAATACGATCTCGAAGCCATTCCACAGGATATACGGATTTGTAGTAATCCAGCACAGAGGGCGGGTATTCTGGGAGAGGCTGTTGGGACTGCTGCGCACGCGATGTGTATTTTTCAATGAGCTGCCAATCGTCTACGACTTTTCGTTGTATTCCGGTTTTTCGCTCTAGGGTAAAGCCCAAAATGCCTTGAATAAACAAAAGCGCCTGATAAAAGCCGCACCCCTTTGAGCGCATTACCAGCTCATAGATATCAAAGGAGTCACCACAGTGTGTATAGCAATGAAACAAGCCGTTATTCAGATAATAAAACAGCTTATAGCTACCATGGTGCGGAGGGTTATGGCAAACCGTTTGAAAAATGAGCGCACGTCCGTCCGGCGAAGAATGAGGTGAGTCACTGCCAAGCGCAGAGAGGACTTGCGTAACCTGCCCTGTTGAAAGCGAATGGTGTGCTGAATTGGTTGTGAACGAGAGCTGCATAGCGACTACTTCTCAACAGATGTCACATAAACAACAGGCACCTGGTCTCTGCGCAGCATGGTATAAATGAGATAAGCGGCGAAACCATCCTTCAGAAGAGACGTGGAACGTTCAATAACTAAAGGCAAATCGACGCCTTCAAACACGATTTGCCGGTATTTTTTCATGATCTTTTCAGGTTGCGGGAAATGCTCGTAGAACTGTGGGCTAACATGGACATGCCCGATGGGAATAGAAACGCTATCAGAGTGATACTGCGTTGCGTAAGAAATCAGCGGAGCAATGCGGGGAAGGGGAATATGGGCGATGCCCAGAACCACCCGCTCATTCGGTGCATAGTAAGTTTTAGCGATTTTACCGAGAGTTTTTCTACCACGCGCCCACGCTTTGCACTCGCTACCGATCTGCGGACACTGCTCCGAACGGAACCAATACAGTTTTCCACAGTTTGGAAACTGAACTTTAGAAAGATAGCACCCCATGATAACAACTCCTTAAACGATAAATTCTTGAGAAGCTTCCCCGTCTGCAACAGCACTGCTTTCAACCGTGACATCAGAGCTTTGAACCTCAGTGTCTTCCAAAATTAGCTCAATATTGGTGTTCTCAACATCCAGAGGAAGGTAATCCTTGGTTGTGACAAGAAGATCAGTGGTGCGGAGGGTGGCATAGTCGAAGAACTGAAAGATTTTTACATGGTTAACCTTGCCGCGCCTGACCTTGTACACATGAAGCACCAGATTAGGCATCTTAACAAACCCCATACCAGAAGCCGTTATGATTCTCTTGAACGCTTCCAGGTCTTTATCGGTTGGTGGGAGACCACAATAACCGATATCTACCTTGTCAGAAATGCCCTTGGCTCCTCGAGTGATGTTCTGATCTGGTTCTTTCATGGTTTTCCACTCGCCATTGGCCTGAGCTGAGGTGTCTATATGGACGTTGAGCTTTTTGGCGAGGAAGCTGAGGCGAGCTGAAAACATGACGAGCACATTATCTTCACGCAAATTCACACCTCTTGTCTTGGAGGCGATCTCCATCAACAGCTTAATAGAGGTAGCCAAATAGTCGAAAAATACATACGAAATGCAGTGCTGGCGTTTGTGCTTCTTTACGACATTCTCAATATCGTCAATATTGAAATCTGGCATATACTCGATATACAAAGGAGCAGCCTCAATCAATGAGATGGCACGATCAACACGAGCCTCTTCCTCCGGAGAAGCGTAGCGTCCATCCAGAATGTGATCCTCTGGCACGGCAGAGACGTAAGCCATGATAAGCGTTTGCACCTCATCGATTTCAAGTTCGGTGGAGATGAAAAGAGTTGATTCGTGAAAGCCGGTTTGAACCCACTCTCCACGCTCGATATCCCAGCGCTCGGGGATGGACAGGAGAGCGGCATCAGCGGCACTCATGCGGCTTTTGCCGCCTCCGGTTACAACCACCTTGAGATAAAATTTCTTGAGCCGTCTACCTCGAAAGATGGTAGTTAGCTTTGGAGAGTTAAGAGGAAGGCCAATTTCAGGTACTTCCTTTAACCTGTTTTTCAACGCCTTCAAACCTGTGCCAGCTTGAACGGATTTTGAAACAGCGTCACAGCGGTATTCGTTCTTAATAAGCGCGAGGCCATTTTCGTAGTAATTGATGATATCCTCCAAAGAAGAGGTGTCCAGAAGCTTTCGCGCCTTATCCGCTTGAGCGGGATCAACAGTGGTTGAGTCATAGAAGGGGGAAATATCGTACCCTTGGGAAGCGAGCAGATTGAGCAGAGCGCACTTGCGAACCGTGAGATAATTGTGCTCGAAGTTCTGCGGCGCATAGAAGCTTGACATGATTTGCTGAAGATAATCCAGACCATTGTTCTGTTCAAACACCGCGTACTGTGTTGGATACTTGGAGATAAAATCATCAACAACGGATTCATCCAATTGCCGCATGCCGCTTCGTACCAGGTTGTCGATAGCGGAGAAGATAATCCGATGGAAGCGCTCGGGGAAGTCCTGCACAGCGAGGGGGTAACGCTCATCCAATACAAGTGTTGGCTCGTGCATGAGGCTGGCAAAAACGGCCATAACAGCCATCTTATCTTTGACGATAACACGCGGGATGGTGGGGGACTGCGGGATCGGGATAATTAACACCCCCTTTCTATAAAGATTCCATAGGAACGCGGCAAGGTTCATTTGGCGATGGGCGAGGGATGCGAACGGTTATGGTACGTTGCTCATTGGTGAAGACTATCCCAGCCTGCTCAGCCGCGCTCATAGCTGCGAAGAAAGCTTTGGCATCATCCATTACATAGGGAAGGATCCCGATGGAGGGCTTTCCCTGCTGCTCCTGCGCTCCGCGATCATACGAGAAGAAGTATTTCGCAGCCAAGAACAAATCGGAGTAAGAGTACGTGGCATGTAGATCACCAATCTGTTTTTGCAGGAGTGGCGTCAAAGAGGAGATGGAAAAGGCGCTACACAAATAATCTATGAGCGCCTGTAAATCTGGGTCATTCAATTGTCTGGCTCGAAGAGCATCCTTGCGCAAAGCAAGCTGTTTCATAGCTTCAATACACTGCGGGTGATATAGTTTTCCTTTGTATTTCTCCCCTTGCGCATCGACTGGCTGCTTGCAATGTGGGCACTGAGCCATTGCGTGTCACCTCGCTTGTAAGCCCGTTATTTTACTACTTCCATCCATCTCGCCAAGGATTTTTCTTGTAGCCACTGGAAACTTTGAATACCGCTAACCTGCTTCCCGCCATCGGCACTAAAAACTCCATCCTTAATGGAGTATATCTTTCCTGTCGTGTAAAGCCTGGACATCGAGCGGGAGTCAACACAAAACACATCGCCCGTATACAGAGGTGGCGTTTCTTTTTGGCGATCCTTGTCTCGAAGCTTATAAAGGGCCAAATGCGCAGCGTAATACAGATCATGAGCGTCACGAGAATCTCTGCGGAGGGATGCGTCAAAAGAGACAGGGTTCGAGCCTAGCCGGGTTAAAGACGCATAAGTATGCGTGCCATCGGTCGTAATGGTGATGGCCTCTGTCCAATTCTTATCCGAGGGAGAGGCAGTAGAGGCGGTAACAATCTTTTTTTGAGTTGAGTTATCGGGCCGCTCAAGGCAACCTTCAATCTCAAAATCGAGTGCCACCCAAGACGAATCTGCGTCTTTAACTCGATAATAAACTCCTCCGACCAACCGAGCCGAGACAACATACTTGACGGTCATCAACTCGCCCCGATAGTATTTGGGCACCGACTCCTTCTGAGCAATTAGGACAACATCTCCAACCTTGTATCGATTTTTTCTTACGATACGCCCGACGATCTCGTCATCGTGCCAATAAAAATAACCACCGTCTTCGCGCATGTGATACTCGTCGTAATTGGTCAATTGCAACACGGCGCTAATGGTCATCACACGTTTACAATATTGAGCCATTTCATTAGGCGTGTCCGTTGTAAACTTCGGGGCGATCAAAACCCTATCTCCGACATGATATTTCGTTTTTCTCATTATAGCATCTCCTGATTATAAATGTATGTGATGATACCCAGCCTCACTGAACGGGTACTGGCGAACCGGATTCATTCCCCAAAAAGAGCGTGATGTCAGTGCCCTCGGGGATAAAATATACCTTGTCACTTTCACCAAGTACGCCCTTCAAAAGTTCGAGACGTTTTAGCTCATAAGCCTCTGCACTTTCCTCGAAGACCTTCGCGTTTTCTTCGGCAACCAAGTTTGCACGGCGGGCAATTTCAAGATCAATATTTGTCTGAGCCTGTTCCTGCTCCAACTGCTTTTCAAGCTGCTTAGCTTTCTGTTCAGCAAGCTCAATCTCTATTGCAGCGGTGGATTTTTCTTGCATTTTGGACTGGTAAACAGGGTCAACTCCAATATTGTTCACGCCGAAGTCAATAAGCTCAACACCACAATTGCCAAGCTCAGCGGATAGGAGACTTTCAATATCAGACTGCATCGTAGCACGATTCTTTTCACTATCAGCAATTCCAAGCATTTCATCAAGCGTCATTTGCGTAGAAACCTGTTTGACAATGCGGGGAATACGAGAACGCACGAGCTGCTCTAGCTGCTCATCCTCACGAGCCGCCGCATTGTACTCCTTCCACATCTTCCGGACGCTTTCTTCATCGCCCTTACGGGCGTACGTAACGTTGGCAGAAAAGCTAACGACCTGCTTATCAAAAGTCCAAACGTCACTATCCTCCCAGGTAAGCGAATGAGAAGAAGTATCAATACTGGTAAGATCGGCGTACCATCCGAGGTCGGTATACCGCCCAGAGCCAACAACCCGGTTAATAGTAACCCCATCGTCCATTTGAAGACCTACTTCGTTGGTGCCGATACTACGTTTGAAGTAACACCCAGTTGTGCAGAACAAAGTGAAAACCAGAAGGAGGGCAAAGCAGAAAAATTTCTTCATAAGCGGTTCTCCTTTCGCTGTTTATTTCATAAACCAACTTTTGATTTTTTTCCACTGCGCGCCACGAATCAAAAACACAACAAGTGCGGCGAACAGCAAGATAAAGAAAAGAAGATCATCCATCCCGCTTCCTAAAGGTAAAAGCCAAACAATAAGTGAGCGTGTGGGCGGGAAGATCATAAGAAAGATGAAAAGCAGCAAAACAAGCATGGTTTTGCTCCAGTTGCTGAGTTTGGGATGAGATTGCAGTTTGTTTCACTCCTTTACGAACGAGGGGCGTGGAGAAAGCGGAAAGTAGGAATGGCACTCCAATTCTACGCCGTTTTCTCCACGAGCTACCGGCACTAATTCACTTGATTTCCGATAAACTTACAAAGCACGGGGTCAGACTCCATGAAGATTCTGATCTCATCACGAATAACACACAACAGCTCCACCTGATCGGGCGTAGTGTCCTTGGAGATAGTTTTACCTTTGCCGATATGCTTTTCAACGATGCTGGTCACTTCGGCATAGCGGTCACGTGCGCCATCATACACGGCTTTGGCCAAATCAGTGATGGCCGACTTTGCTTCCTCATAGGAGGGAAGCTCCTGCCCCTTCTGTGCCTGGGCCTGTTCCTCATACGATACAGAGCGGATTCCAGTGCTCTGTTCCTCGGCTTCAACGGCATCGCCAATCGCCTTGACGAGATTGCCAGCGGTAAATTCCTTGATATAAGGAACCATATGGGTGAAACGACTGCCTGCGTGATATTTACGGGTTTGGCGGAGGTACAAAGAGGAAGGAATTTCATTCCCGTTTTCGTCCAGCCCATTCACAGAAGCATATGCGATAATATCCACCAGGTCACAGATGGGGTCAATGATTCGCTTATCGCCCTTGGGGTAAATCTTCTCGTACTCGGTGCCGTTTTCATCGTTAAACTTACGCGTGCCTTCATGGGCGATAAAAGCAACTGTGAAGCCAACAGAGGTAAGGAGCCGAAGATTGTATTCAAACTCTTTGCCATACTCCTTATAGCCATTGAAACCGTAGTCCTGCTTACCATCTGGCAGAAACCGGCGCTCGCCAAGAGACGATACGCCGAACTTCATGCAGACGTATTGCTCACACAGGATGCCCATGGCTTCAGCCTGATCCAAGATAATCGTCTGGTACATTTCCCGTGCACGTTCGAGATTCTTTTCCGCAGTGACCTGCTTGACAAAAGAGATATAGTCTGACCAGCGGCGCATGGGGAAGTAGGGGACACCAGCGATAGCACCGATGCCAGCCTCAAACGCCAGGTAACAGGGATCGGGGAGACTGGCGAGCTGACGGGTTTTACCGGTGCGATTCGTGCCATAGACCAGAATGGTTTTCCCGCTGAGATCGCGAGAGACGGTGGAAATCTGGGGATTGAAAATATCAATCATTTCGCACCCTCCTTACACCTGAAAATTCTCGACGGGGTTCGCAGGCGCAGTAGCGGGACGATTGAAGCTACCTGCCGCAGTGGCTTTCTGCTGCTTGGTTTTGAAATTCGCCTCGATCTGAGGTAGCGTTTCATTGATACGAACCTGAACAGCTTTCTGAACAGCCTCCAAGGGGAACGCCTTTGTGGAATCTTCCTCATAAGGCTCGGAAGCGCCGGTCACAACAAATTCATGCACAGCATTGGTAGTGCGTTCCTCTTTGGCGCTGCCAATGCCTTGCTTATGCGTAACAGTCACATTCACGGTGTTGACCATCTGCCCCCAGAGATTGCCGGAGGACTTGGGGGTATACACAGAAATGAAATCATCTGCAATAGAGGCATCAACGAAGAAATCAAAGGGAATAATTCGTCCGCTGTTACCGGGGATCCAAGCTTTCACCTTCAAGCGGCCCGTGGATTCGCCATCCTTTGTTTCCATGCTGATAGCATCAATGAAGCATTCCACATCGAATGCCGCAACGGGATGGAACGGCTTGATTGGGTCGAGCTGAGTAAGGAAACCAGCCCTGACCTGCTGCCGAGAGGTAAGCTGACCGGTGCGGTCACAATAGTCGTTCACCTCCAACTGACACTGACTGACAGCCACACGAGAACAGGCCGCTTCAGCCTCTTCCTTGGATTTGCCCTGCTTCAAAAGCTCGGCAATAGACACGGCATTTGCCATAAAGGCTGCGATATTGGGATAACTCTTGGCAAGGGAGCCGTCTTTCTTCGTGCGGCTGGCGCTGATGGAGATGGAATGATCACTACCCTGGTCGGTAGAAATAACGACGTAGCCATAGATACGCTCGTTGTTGTCGCTGTACTTGAGTTCCTTTGCCTTAAGGAGGCCAACACACTCAACCTTGTTATTTGCCTGGCGGAGAATCGTATCACTCATTGAATCAAGTCCTTTCATTTGCAGTGCTTTCAGATATTTCAGAGTCGTTTTTAGGGTCAGAAAAGCCCTCGTCCTTTTCTCCTGTATCCCAATCAACATCGGGTGGAGCATGGATGAGGGCAATGGTTTCTTCTATGTTGTAAGGATCAGGATCTTCATAAGGCGGGTCGCGGATTGCAGCCGCCTTTACGTCAAACAGATTAAAAGCGAAGGGATAACAGACATGGACATGATAGCGTCCCTGACCGCGAGGAACTGGATAGCGGTAAGCGAGCAGCCGACCGCACGTAGGGCATCGGATTTCATTCCCCACAAAGACCAACGGAGTGTCACGAGCACAAAGACCAGGGAACCAGTGATGAAACCACTTAAGAATAGGCATAGAAATCACCCCCTAACCTGTGCGTAGAACGCGACGAGCTGCAAGAGGCCAAGCAAAAGAACACTCCAGCTTTCCACCAGGCTCCATTTCCGAACGTCGGAGTAAGCGGGCAGACTAGCAATCTTAAACTTGACCACAGAAAGGGCGAGCCACAAGATACCAAGAACGAGATTCGACCATGGAGACATTCAAACACCTCCCTTGTGATTGAGAGTAGATACCGTGGTGGACGCACAGGGAGTTGAACCCAGAATCGTGTGCTTATGAGGCACCTGCATTAACCATTGTGCTATGCGTCCCAAAAGCGGTGTTTGACTTATACAGTTCAAAACGCCGCAGAAACACAATGAGACAGAAAAACCTCCCCAATAAGCGGGAAGGTTTCAGAGTGTTGAGTATAAAAATATTATTGGATGTCAGGATCACCATACACATCCCACCAAGAGCGAAAAACCGTTGCCCATTTATACTGTGTGCGCATTTTAGCGGGTTCACAGAAGGGTACGAGCGAGGCGAGTTCAGCATAGGTGGTTGGAAGCTTCTTCGTTCCAGATGCCAGCAAAGCTTCCTTCACCGCTGCGAAGCGCCCGGAGTAATAGACATTTTTGTCGATAATCGGGTCACGTTCCAATCCGGAGCGCTGCATTGACCTGTTAAACCGAACCTTGATATCTCCCATTGACGCATAAGAAACCCCAATGAAAGAAGAGTCGGGCACCTTGGCATTTACGCCCACACCCTGGGTAAGTGCGTCTTGGAGGATTCTCACGCCTCCGGGATGATCAAGGGTAAAAACACCGAAATCCGTTTTTATCTCCGCGTGATGATCAAGCGTGGAAATACGCACCTTTGAGCGCTCCACAGAGGTCGTACCCTGTGTGGGCAATCCCATCCACAAAAGTGTCCAGTGAGCCATGACCCACAGTCCGCTGGTGAGATACACAGAAGATTCACCGGGATCCGAACCGAGAAGAGGGGGCATCGCAGCACAGAAGGCCGCGTACAGATCATCGTAGGAGCCAAACATGCTACGAGTGAGCACGCTGGTTTCCACGGTGTCGGAAGCAACGGCCATACCCTTGGAGATGAGCGTAAGCAGGTCTGGGTTCTGATTGGCGAGGGTAAGAACAGCAGCATACACATCTGGCCTGGGGATAGATGTTTGGGTAGCTGCTTCATCCAGAACTTCGCGCCACTGCTCCTTGTTGAGAATAGAGATGGGCCACCTTCGCTCATAGAGAATCCGCCAGATAGTCTCCAGGGACTTCCGCGTGATTTCCGACCCTTCACCCGCTAGGCGCATGGCCTCCGCAAAGGCTTGTGCGCTTAAAACCCGCGTCACCATCGACACCCCTTTCTCATGGGACATGACCAACTATACCATAAATTCTTTTGCAATTCAAGTAGTATTCGGAATAAATTTTAAGAATATTTCACCTCCAACTCCAGCGACCACTCCTGCTCATCTTCATAGTCAGAAATCCCATAAACAGTGTAGCGACATACCTGCGGCGTGGACACAGAGGAAGCGTCTGAGAACTCAAGTCGATACGCGTTATCAAGAATCCACTGTACAGGCACCGTTGGGTCTGTGGTAGCGAAGAGCGGCGTATCCGAGTTGGGCGAATCGTCCATACGGAAGAAACCTTGAAAAGAAACGCTACGATGAGCGTTGTACAGAATGTCCCCCACAAGATCATCCACGGTATCAAACCTGCGAGAAAAGTGTCCCCGCACATTCTGGAACACGCGGATTGTATCATTGCCGAAACGGGCGCACGCCGCTTGGACAAAAGACGGATAGATAACCCCAGGTTTGCTTTCGAGGTAATATCCCAACTGGTACATACTCAACACTCCTTTGAATAATCACTAGTCCGTATAAACGTGGATTAGGTTTTGTAGGGAAGCGACTAATGGCAGTGCCCGCTCCACGGCGGCCTTGATAGATTTGGTCAGAACCTTTCGGCTTGCGAAGGTGCTTGCAAGCCCCTCCATCTGCTCAGCATACTTCATGAAAAGATCCGCTTCATTATCCATTGCCGCATGTGGGCTAACAGTAGGCTCAGAACCGGCTTCGAGTGCATGCTGGAGAGCGCGAACCTTCTGCTGGGCTTTTTCACACTCAAGGGATTTGGCTTCAAGCTTACCTTGCAGTGCCTGAAGTTCCTTGTTGAGTGTGGGGGAGATTGCCGAAGTGGTGTTGGCTTGTGAATGGGCAAGTTCATCCTTCAGCGAGGCGATTTCATTTTGCAGAGCAGAGAGACGGATACGCTCGGAAGCAAGGGTTGTTTCCGTCTGACGGCGAGCCTGTTCACTCTGCTCTGCCTTGGAGTTGGCAGCATCCACCATCGCTTTGGATTCCTCGCGCATCTGAGTGATGATGGCTTCTGTCTGCTTGCGGGTAATCTTTTGGGTGAGATCGCCAGGAAGATGGGCGAGGAAAGTTTCCTGATCAGCGGGGGAGAGTTTGGTGAGGAGGCGTGCAGCGGCATCGGCGGAGATTTGGCCTTCGTCAACACGGTCAAGGAGTTCGGGGCAGAGGTTGGAGAGGGAACGGAGCTTTTCAACCCAACTTGGGCTTACGCCCATCTTATTAGCAGTGAGCTTGACTAGCTCGATCTCTGATACTGTTAAACTTTTCACAATATCGGTGCACACCGATTCTGTGAAATTATTGTCAATCTTATCCTCCTCAACCATCCTCCTTCGCTCCTCCTCTCGTCTTTTCTGTTCCTCGGCCAGAGCCTTCACTTCGTCCGCAAAGATACGCAGATCGGAACGGATTCTCCCAATGGGCAACGGAGAAGCTTTGTTTTCAGCGTAAACCTTGGTTAGCGCAGGTTCATCCTTGGGTTCGCAACGATTGATCTTCCACTCCATCCAAGTTTCCCAGCGGATGCGATCAATACATTCTGCGATGGTTGACGCCATTGCCAACTGCTGTTTGGCTGAGGTTCCTCCACATCCGCCACGCTGACGGATGTTGGTTTCAATCAGGGCAAGCAAAACCCGAGGCGCATTCTCATTGTCGCTGTTCTCCAGAACAATACATGGGACAACACCCAGAGCAAGCTCCAAAGCGGCACGCAGACGTTGGTGCCCGGAGACAACCACGTCCTGTGAGGTGATGAGCAGAGGATTCATGATGCCTCGGTTACGAATAGACTCTATGAAGTCGGGCCAATCATCAGGGGCGATATCACTGAAGAACTCACCATTGCGAGGGTGAGGAGCAAGTTCCCTCGGATCACGATAAACAACCTCCATCTGAGACATAAAAAAGACCTCCTTCTGCGGGATAAGTAAGAAACCTGCAAGAGAATAAACGAGAGCGGTAAAGAGATTGTACATCATGAGCTTTTCCATGTCAAGAACATATGTTCGCATTCTTGGGGAGACGCATTAGATTTTCGCCCCTCCGCTAAGAAAGATGCTGACGCGAAGATGATGCCCATTCGATTACAGCCAAATCGTCGCGTCGTACTCCATGAGCTTCCAGCTTCCTCCGAGCTTTGCTACAACACTATCAATAGCGTCACAGCGGGCTAGGAGTCCGAATTGGTTATCCTCGTCCTGGGCGAAAGCCGAACGCAAGGCAGACGCGAAGACTTCGGGCGGGGTGGGTTTATCTGGTGTGTAGACGAAGCGAAAGGGTGCCCCTTTTCCTTGGGGCGGATAGACGAGAATGTTTTGTTCTTTCATGGGTAGAGCCTCCTTACGATAATTCAAATACAAGACGCACACCGGTAGCGTTGGAAGCGCTGAAGCAGTCCGCATAGCCGTTGCCGTTGACACGGGCAAAAGCGGCATCGTAACACTTGTGGGCGTTCTGCAACCAGTACCATTCCCATCGGCCAGTCCCCTTGCCCTGGAACGCAATGCGGTTCTTGCGCTGCTCCATCGGCTTCCACTGCTGCACATCGTCAGGTTCGGCCTTGCCGTATTCGTTACAGCCGAAAATCTCTTTTTCAGTGGGCAGACGCAGATAATCCCCGTTGGCAAAGGCAACCATCTTCTCACGAATGTCAGCCGGGAAGCGGTCAAGGATTTCACCTTTCAGCTTCATCCGCAGGTCGGTAGCCTCATAGCCGCCACGGTTACTATCTTCCTCATTCATGGGATACTCCTGGTTCAGGCAATCCACCAGGCAGAAAATCATACCGTCCTGCTCCTGTTTGACCGCCAGGGCGTCCATTTCCTCACCATCGGTCAGGGCAAAGGCGATAACATCACCCACCATATAATCACTAACGTCATTTATTTCAACGGTTCTAAACAATTTCATTGAAAAATCCTCCTCTATCATTGATAGTTGCAAGGAGACGCCCCGTCGCTGAAGCGTCCCCTGCCTATTCACCTACCCCTCATTTACGAATGCTGAGCGCTCTTTTGCTCCTTGTTTTCATTCGTAATCTCAACGCAAGCTTTGAACCAATTTGGATTCAAGATATCTCGACCATACTCTCGCTTAAACAGCTCCGCAATAGTGTTGCCTTTCCGGTTGTACTTTTGAAACAACGCGTTTGCCAGCTTTTCCGATTGGTTGCGGCAACAGCTCCACTCAGAATTGGCTTCGCTTAAAAGCAAATTCGCCATCTCGACAGCCGCCTCCATAGCTGCATCCATATCGCCAGACAAAATCCTAGACCCGTACCGTTTTACATAATCAATGCTTTTCATTTTCTTCTCCTCTTTTTCCATGTCATAAATACGCTTTCTGATCCGTCGTTGTATCTCCGATGATAGTACCAAAGTACGGCCGCCATCCCCACTAACAGCCATATCAAGCTAGTGATCAGTGCAGTCGCGAATGTCTTCATTCGCCGTTCCCTCCGCATCCATCTTCGCGCCGCAAAAACAACAATGGTGCTTAACTATTGCGGTGCGAGGTTTGTCGCGGTTCCGACGCCATTCTTCCGTTCACCGTAACAACAGAAGCCATCGTCCTTTATAGGGTATCTGACTTCATCTTTCCACATCGGACAATTCACAGTATTGCGCTGTATACACTCGCCACACCGTACAACAGAAACAGCGTCAACAGATGGAGCGCTGTGGAGCATAGACCTAAAGCGCATCAGTGCATCATTGTATCCATCAGTAAACCTTCCGTCTGCCACGCCACTTTTCTTTTTCAACAAAGCCTTCATAATAGGATTCGCGTCAATCAACTTAGCTCCGGTCATCACTCGCACCCACCCTCCCGTTTGGAATTGTAATGGATACAGCCCTTAGCAGGGATGTACACAACGCCGTCAGGATGCATTTGCATTTTTCTGAGGAAATGGCGCACTTCTGCCGCCGTGCGAAGCGGCACGCCATCAACCTTAATAGATGAGGCCATCATTTTAAGCCGATAGTCTGAGAAGTTTTCAAGAGTCTTGATGAGCGTGAATAGCCTTGCTTCCATGTCAGCACCACCCTTCCGGCTTTTCGCACCGCTCGAAGTCGATCACCCAGACCCATGGGTTGGCATCCCAGCCATAACGAGGCAGGTCTGCTTTCTTGATGGTGCTATCCCAAACATCGTTAAACATCCCCCGCACGAACTCGCCTCCAACTTCGCATAATGCAGAACCGTCATCAGCACCCTCCGTAATGCACTGTTCCGGCGTGATATCCTGTAGGCGCTCCACCCGTACGTCCTTGGCGCGAAGGAAGATTCGCGCGGCCTCTTTTGGCATGAAATACGGAGATTGCCACTGATAGGACGGCTTGTCCCGGTACTTCGCCCATTTTCGTGCCCGTTCGCGGCTTTCAAATTCGAACAACATCCGCCGACCACTCCGCAGCACTACTTCATACCCCAGTTCACCGTATATACCGACGCATTTCCACGCTTCTGGCACCCAAAGGACGTCGCCGGGGCGGTAGGGCAACTGCATCACATGGCCCTCGTCATCGTCCGCCCAGAACGCCCAGTCACACGTGCCACCATGTCGGTTTCTTACACAGGCTGTAGCAGGCGGTTGCGGTTTTACCACTCTCCGCGTCTGCGTTTTTCTCCCGTCAAGAAGCGCCCTCACCATCTCGGTGTTAAACAAGATCGGCTTGATTGCCATCATCCACACCTCCGTTCTCCCTACAAGGGCCTCTCCATTCTGCAACGTTTTCACACTCCTGCCAACTACATCCGTTCGTCCCAAATTTTCCACAGTAACAACAAGACCCATTGCCAAACAACATCCTACGGATATCCCGTTCCGCTGCCTCGCACCGACGCCTCCATTCATCACGTTCCTTTTCAAGCCTTTCGCACTGATCGGACAAGCCCTCGATCATCTCAGCGGCATATGTAAGCGGGTGAACACGCCCATGCCCAATTTTCATCCAGATAGCATCCGTGTCACCGTATCTTCGGACGACTGATGCCATCCTCTTTGCTTCATCTGTCATTGTGTTTTGCCCCTCTCTTTTGTTATAAAAGTGATAAACGTTCTTTGCTTAAGTAGTCTTGCGGCTCTCCCAATTCACTCCACCAACATATAACCATTCCATTTCGTTCGCTTTCCATACGATACCCCTCATATTTCATAAGGCCATAGCTATCATAGCGGAGATATTCCCTTGTCCCATCGGCATTCAGAACAACCATACCACACGATGGTTTCAACGGTTGATCGCCTCCTGCAAACTGGCTAGCCCCTGGTGAAAGCACTCAACTGCGTTATCAAGAGAACTCACGATTTCTTCTTGAGCAATCCCACGTTCGGATTGTTGTAGATTTTCCGGGATGTTATCATACACGGCTTGCTGATCTAGCATGATATCATCAAGTTCCTCTGTGAGAGTATCCATTTTGCTGTAAATTGAACTTAACTGCGAACGGGCTTGCCTATTCATTTCATCCTCCTTGCTCCAGGTAAGAAATAAAAGAAGAAGTATAGCATTTTGCGTTGCTATACTTCCCGTTTATTCTATTTATAGAACCAGATTTACTCTCGGTGGCGAATCAGCAGTAAAACGTTGTTTCACCAAAGAAATTCTGCCATTTCTGCATAACCTCTTGGCTACGTGCCTCAATAATCTTCATGATGTTGCGAAGGATTTTTTCTGGAATATCAGAGTTGTTATTGCAAAGATAACACTTTCCAGCCTTGGTGATCCATACCTTTGTCGCATTTGCACAGGGCGCACCTTCCGCAATGTGAACATGAATTGGTTCCAAGGGCTTATTCTCATTTGCCCAGAAGTACACCCAATATGACCCGATCTTAAAAATTTGCGGCATTTTCAAAACCGCCTTCCTTAGAGAACTCAAGGATCAAATGGGCTGTTGACTCAATGACTTCCTGGTATCGGGCTAGTTCTTCTGCCGAGAAGCCAGATATACCTTCCCATTCATACCCAGGGAGATAGCACGTGGCAGAATGAAAACAGTCAGAGGCATCTGGCTTTTCCACATAGACCTTCACCCGCTGATCTTCCAGCATTTCAGAATGAACGATCTCCGTTCCATCATCAAGCGTCATAAACGGGTACATCATCGCATTCCACCTCCTGTTCCTTTATTATAGCGCGCCTTTCCACATTCATCAATGCCGATTTTGACATATATGATGATTTTGCTTTCATCGGTCACAAGTGTATATTTGAATACACCTTTTAATCTTCTTGGATGCCGTCAAAATCAACACGCAGACGTATCACGTCATCCTCCTCAATGTCCAAATCAGGATCGGGTGTCAACAGTTCTTCCTGAGTTTCCACAATTTGCTGAATCGCTTTTTGGCGAATGGCGACCTCATCCGCCCCCTCGTAGCATATAACATAAGTACGATAGTACCGGACGATACCTACGTCTACCGGCACGAGGATGTTATCAGGAAAATCACACTCAAAGATTCGTCTAATCTCCTCACTGTCAAAGCCAAGAGCGGACAGAAATCCTTTGAAAAATTCCTCGTCTTGCCGGTTATCGGGCTGTTCGTAGCGATTGCGGATGAGTGCCTCGATGCACTTAATGATTAGCGTTTCCACCTTGGCTGTACGGTAATGTTGGCGAACGTATTCCATTGCCTGTTCTACGTTAGATTCAATTGTTGTACGATTCTCCATGCTGGTGGTTCCCATGTTGGTATTTTCCATGCAATTGCCCTCCCATCGGCGTTGTGCAATCTTAGATGCTCATTTTACCAGTAACTTTTCATGAATCCTTTGGTTGCAATCGATGCTTTCAACCCCATCGACAGCATATCTATTGAAAGCAGAGCAAATCGTAGCAAGCTCTTTTTTCATTTCAACGGCTCTCTTGTAGTGCTCCTTCATTTCAGCAACGGCAGTGGGGATATCCTCAAAATATTCAGACTTGACGTACCAAAGGCTGAAGCATTCAAGCGGTAGAACCTGAATCTTGTTATCAAGCAAAACTCGCTTGAACTTTTTAGCTTCGGTATCGTAATTAGTCCTAACTGTGATAGAATAAGTGTTTCCATAATCCTTGGTCGGATAAATACTGATTTCATCTTGATCGTACCTTGTACCAACATAAGCGCTTGCGCCCGCTCTTTCTTTAACCTCCAGTGCAATCTTTTCACGGGTCTTTTCACCGTAAGGCTTACCCTTATACTTAGCAAGCACTTCAAGCAACACGGGCATAACTTCATGGAACAAAGCAATACGAGCATTGTTTTGGAGAAGTCGAATAGTCAAGTACAAATCGCGGGTAGTTTCTTCTGCCTTGATCCATTCATCTTCAAGCTCTTTCTTGAGAGCGTGGCGGCTTACATAGTCGTAAGATTTCGTCAGCTCCTCCAGAAGCCGTTTTTCGTTCTCCTCGCTTTCGCGAATCGCACTAGAAGTGGCCTCAATCTGCTTCAAAATGTCTTTGAAAGTCTTCATGCCTCTCGTCCTTTCTTACTGTTCCACAATATGCAGGTCAGGCCGGTTAATACGTTTCAAATATTCATCCACAAAGTCGGGCAGGCACAACTCCAGGCGGGCATCCGCTTCCGCTTGCTTTTTTGCGCTTCTACGCGCAGCAGGCTCGATCAAAAAATGCCCTGCCTTTTCAATCGCGAAGTATTCTTTGCAAAATACCATTGATACCATTCCACTCTCAAATTCCACCGGGGCAATCTCAATGTAATATCCTGCACCCTTCCAATAGAGGGATTCACACTGAAGATAATCGCTTTTTCCATAAACAGGGGCATTCAATTTTACATATTTCTTCATCGTTAGTTTCCTCCAAATATAAATTATTGTTTCTATGTCTTCGTAGCCTCCGGCGCGACGGCTATGGTGTGAAAGGGTTGTTGTGATTCATTACGATTCGATTTCATCAACGAAAACCGTGTTATTTTCTTCCTCGCTCTCCCATTCCTGCGCTGCGTCGATGCAGTATTCAACATCGGGGACGGTATACACTCCGATTTCTTCGTCAAAAGGCAGCAAGCCAGCGTCAAAAAAATCATTCGACCATTCGGGAGAATAGCCGCTTCCCTGCCAGATCATCATTCGGATTTCTATGGTACGCTTGCCATCAGTGATTTTCATGTTTCCTCCTGCTGCCTTCCTCAGTCAGCGTCTGCCCATGCGTCATGGACAGCGGCATACTTTTCAGCAACAGAACCGTTTGGATTCTCAAACCATACGACACGCTTTGCCAGCCATCCATACTGAGTGTCGAGAACCAAATTGATGCCATCCAGCATTGCCTGAGCTTTTTGGAAGTCACTTTGGGCGATTTTATTCAAGGTGGAAACCTGTGCCTTGGTCAGTTTCATAACAGGCGTGGCTGGCTCTGGCTGATCTACGATGTCATCCTCACATTCACAGCCCATCAGATCTTCCGCCACACTTACGCCGAATGCCTCCTCAAACCAATGCCAAATTTCTTCACGATGAGTCCCAGCGGGGAACAGCAGCCATGGCATCTCAATACACTCCGTTTCAGGATTCATAGGCACGTCACCGAACTCCGCCCAAAGCTTCCGGATCCTCGGAAGTGATGCATCCTCCATCTCAAAGTCAGAAATAACCTCATCACAAAGGGGACAATAGAAGGAACCAGAAGGGCGCTTGAGCACGGGAACACCACAGTATAGACAAACTTTTACTGCATTTTTCATTTGAGAGCTGATCTCCTATTCTTCTTAATATTTGAGGCTATGAAGTGGTTTCACTTTCTTCACGCCTTGGGAAGCGCGCCGATGAAATAGTAGCGATTTCCGATGCGGCCAAAGGTGAGATAGGTCATTTTCCAAGTACGAGGCTGAACACCATATGGTTCATCACACATAAAACCGGAAGAAAAGTCCCGTGTGCATTCACAACTCGGGAAGTCAGAAGTGGGTCGAAAGCCCTGCATTGCTGTATACACATATTCGGAGACTTCCTGCCCAGGAACAGCAGAGAAGGAGCCATTCCGAGCCCAATCCCTGAGCGTATACACACGACCAGGCACAGGCCAAATTTCTCCGTTTGCAACCTTTGCAACAGACATATACTCAAGGGGGGCTGATGGTTGGCACAGCAGCCAGACGGCAAAGACTTTGGCAGAAGGTTTTCGCATCCAAATTTCGGTTGCGAAGATGAGGATAACGCTTCGTGGCACGGTCAAATATGGGCAGGGCAGAAGCGGATACCAAGGTGGGCTGATAGTTGAAGTGCATGATAATGGCTCCTTTCATATCCAATTCATGGCTTGAAATTGAATGGTTCACTAAGAAACACCCGGATTTTTTGGTATAAGAAAAGCACCCGGAGTTCCGGGTGCTTGCCATATGGGAAATGTAAAGATTAGGGAATGTCAGGGAACTTCGGATTGCCAAGCGTTGTATTATGGCTCTTACGGCCCAACTCCATAAGATAATCGCGCCATTCCTGGGACGGGCACGGATAATTGTTCACCCACTTCACATAGGGCGGAGGAGTGGCGGGATCTCGATAGTAAAGAACCAGAGCGTTCTGGATGCGCTTTTCTTTTTCATCAAGAGGCAGCTTCCAGAAGTCGGGATTTTCAGCTTTAAGCTTGGCCTCAATCATACGCCGGTCATTCATCTCTTTGGGGATGCAGTCAACAACGGCTTGGTTTGATGCCAGCTTGAGGGTGAGACGATCACCAGCGTCGAAACGGACGACGTCAGACTCTCTTTCCTTGCGGAGCTCGGCATTTTCCATCTTTACAGCTATAAACATCCACAGAGGTTGCGCAACGCAGAAGTAGACACAAACACAAATCGCTATAATAGCCAGAATATGCATGGGTTTACGCTCCTTTCGCGAAGGCAGAGTGGACAAGCTTAACATTTGGATTCAAATTCATGTTTCTTTCCCTTGTTCATATGGCCGCAGAGGACAAAGGGCGGCTTCTCCAAGGTCGCCACAAAAGTATATGGGCTGTGCTGCGTTGCCGTATGAACGGAACACCGGGATGCAGTTTTCATGGGAGCAAATGGTATAAAGGACACGCGAAAGCAAACGAGGATTCAAACGTTTATTCGCCAGAGAAAAGGCTTCAGATGGCGAGCATTCCTTCAACGGGCCAGCGGCACAGGATCGCTTAAACTCACCGATTGCCATCGGGAAGTCTTGTCCACTCTCATTGTCATATCTTGCGAAAAGCGCCTTAACCGAGGATAAAGCCGAGTCACTCAGGGGAGAGACGTTGAAATAGCCAACGGGGAATGTAAAGCTATCCACACGCCAGCGGAAGACAGCCGCAGAGCAATATGCATATTGATATTCGCCATCAAGACAATAGCGTATATCACACGGCTTTTTGCCAAGCGCCTTGCCCAACGGCGAATAGATTCCAAGAGCCTTCAGGGCGGCTACGCGCTGAGCGGTGGAAATTTTAGCACAAGTGTTCATATTCACATAATCCTTCCGGCCCCTATATCAGGGAACATCATAATAGGGGATGGTCTTTGGTGCGTCGTAAACGACATGTCCAACCACTTTTTCGCATAGGCCATTTTTGAAGTAAATGCGTTGGTAGGCACCGTACTCAACGTCCTGATCTGTGTTATGATATTCCAAACAAAATACCGCATCTGGTATTGCTCTGGAGAGCTCCTTGACTATATTGATCACTTCTTCGTAGCTGCTCCAATAAACAGTCGTGAATGTACAGAGATATCTGTCATACGCTCCCGAGGAATAATACGTATAAGCAGCTTCGTTCAGTTTGTCGAGCAGCGATCCAACATCTTCGTCCGAGAAGTGCTTCCCGTCCTGATATCTTCCGTAAAGAATCCAGGATGAACAGCAATTCATAGCTTACGCCTCCTTCTGTGCGTTGATTGATTCATTATCTTGCGGACAATGTATTTTCATGGGGTCATGCAATAAGCCCAATTCATAAACAACTCTCACGATAGAACTGTTCAAACAGATGGCTTGCCCCGCGAACTCTCGGCCCTAGATGTAACCGAGAGAGCGGGGCAAACACACTCACCTTGCTTACTAAGTCGTTAGACGAGAATTTTATAATCACTTGAATAGACTGATTTACGCTTTAATTCCAGTGATCTCCTCAAAAATCGCGGCATCGAAATTCGGAATCTTCCGAACCTCAGCCTTTTCACTGGAGGTAAGGTTCTCCCACATCATTTGGCAGGCTTCGTGGAAGGGAACGGTTTTCAGATATCCACCGGTCGTGACATGCTCCGGATGCGCAGCCTTCTCTTCTTCGGACATGTTATCGCTGTAGATCCACCAGCCGTTTTCGTAATTCCAGTTAAGGATTTTAACGCCTTTAATGTTATAGAACTCCGACACCTTGATTTTCGTCGGCTTGTTGAAGCTTCGCGCAAAAGGCTCGTCCGTATTGAAGAAACCGCTGTTCCAGTCGCCGCTGTTCCAGTCGCCGCTGTTCCGGTTGCCGCTGTTCCGGTTGCCGCTGTTCCGGTTGCCGCTGTTCCAGTCGCCGCTGTTCCGGTTGCCGCTGTTCCGGTTGCCGCTGTTCCGGTTGCCGCTGTTGCAGTCGCCGCTGTTCCGGTTGCCGCTGTTGCAGTCGCCGCTGTTCCGGTTGCCGCTGTTCCAGTCGCCGCTGTTGCAGAGGCCAGTACACGACTTTCCGGTGTTTACGATCGTGAGAAGCTCTTGCCACGAAATTTCACGAACGACGCGGAGGCAATTCGTCACGGACTTATCTCCTTGCGTTTCCGTAAGCCCGATAGCTTCCACTTCCGCAACCTTGTTATTGGGATTAAAGCTGTAGTAGCTGAAACAGTCAGACGCGACCTGGCAGAAGTGGAAACCGGCTTTGCACAAGCCAATCTCCCCATCATAATGATGGGTTTCACCAACCTTGTATTGAAAACCACGGCAAGTCCAATCTGGATTAAAAACCTTGAAGCCCTTAATCACATTACTCATTTTCTCGTTCCTTCCTTTCATCAAACATTCCATAACTATTCACGACTCAAAGATTCCTCGTCATAACGACGCTGAGCCAGCACAGTACCATTCTCCTCAAGGCAGCGCTTAAAGGGCAACCAATCCGCGAAGAATCTAGAACCATGGGAGATCCAAAAACAAGAGGTCACAGTTGGCGTGGGAAAGATAGCGTACACGGTCTCCCAGGAGGGATACGCTCTCTTAGCCCACCCGACATACGGGGAAATCAAGAACTCATCTGCATAAGAGAACCAGCGGTAATTCAAGACGCGTCCGTTGCGATCCAGGACATATACATACTTTTTCGCACGAGTGCTCGGGCGCTTAGGGGTAGGAACAGAATCCATCAGATAGCCTCCTTCTTTTCATAATTTTCACGGCGGATGATTCCACTCGTCCATGCACCGCCATATACACCAAGTTCAGGAAATAGCTCAAACAGGCAATCACGCATGCCATTGAGGAAGGTTTTGTAATGTCGCCTTTGAAGCGCAGGCCAGCGATCATCGTAGGTTTCTTTTTGAATCAGCTCAACTGCTACAGACCACTCATTATCCTGAAGGCAGACGTAAAACAGCGAGCTTTCCATAATGGCGCGGCGCTCACCACGGCCAATCCACTTGTCACAGCGGGAGAAGGACGGGAAACGCTTCATAAAGCTAGTGGGGAAGGTGTAAACCAAATCGTTCTCCATTACATTCTGCATTGCCTCATAGTCGATCTCATCTGTCTCACGATCGTTTTCCTCGTCATAAAAATGGACTAGGAAGTTATCCCAGTCCACATAATACAAACCCTCATACTCGCCACAAGTACGCACGTTTCCGCGCCCCATAACACAGTCTCCTTTCGTAAATCGGGCTAGAAAGCGTTAGTCAGTTGTTTTGAAGAAATAAACCGCCTCTTCGCCATGCAGATTCTCGCAAGCATACCGGTCTGCAATGGCATACAATTCGGTATACACCTCGGCAAGTGCGTGGCGATATGCGCAATGCTGCCAGATTTTATGGTTGAGAACCAACACGAGTTCGGTTAGGTACTTGTAGTCCTTCTTCCATTCGCTGAAAGCTCGATTAAACGTATCTCGGACTGCATCCACGCCGAATCCATCGGCAATGGAGAAGTCTTGCCAGAAGGTCGTGAACGGAACGTAACCATTGAGTTCAGTGATATTCCATGCCATTAAAAACCCTCCTTTTCCTGTGCATCGCTGGCACCAAGCAATTCATAGATGAACTTTTCATCCTCCTCGGGGATAGGAAAGTGATTCCACGCGCTTCCATACTTATACCCACAAACAGGGCAAGGCTTTCCCAGTAAGCCATCTGGATGTTTATCAGGATTCAACCAGCCCAGTTTTTCGTGTTTGACTTCTTTCAATTCATAGAAGGAAGCAAAATTAGGAGGGAGAGAGTCTACGGGAGATTCGATCTGATATTCAAGGCTCAAGCATTTACGCTCTTCCGGAGCGATCGATGCGCTGCCGGTGGATTTCAGAAGCTCCATTGCCCTCTGCTTAAGCTCATTGCGTTGCCTGATTGCGTCGGAAGTGAGCGTAAAGATATATAGAGGCACTTCTTTTTTGGCAAGCTCATGCCAGCCCAATTCATGCTGATGTACACATTCTGCATGCATATCATTAAGATGATACAGTTTCCACAGACGATACACTTTTTTGAACAGAGGGGAGTGGACGTATTCGGCAATGGTGTCGAGGCATTGCCCACCACAATAGATATCCGTATGACGGGTATTCCAAATGTCTCCGCAAATGCTGAGCGTCTTTTTCCCATTGCCTTTATCTCTGTATTCCATTGTGACCTCAACGGCGCAATTTTTGCAGCCATGACGAAGGTAATCCACCTTGCCGAAGGAGAAAGTACGTTTGAGAGTTGCCATATGAAAAACCGCCTTTATATTCTTTATACGTTTTCGTCTTGACGCTAATTTTGGGTATAAAAAATACACCTGCCGCGTTGAACGGGGAAGCAGGTGTACTCAACCAATAAGATAAACAACTGGATGTGTGATTTCAGGCGCGTAACGATAGGCACATTCGCTGATCTTAACATTCACGAATCCATTCAGCCATCGGAGCTGTTCCTCGCTAAGAGAATCCAAGATCAGACGCTCTGCATGACGCTTTTCACCATTCACGGTAAGATTACCTTCTGCCAAAGCAAGCACAGGGAGCTTGCTCATGGCCTCAAAGCTTGTAAGAGTTGGTTTCACGTGAATTCCTCCTTTACAGCGAAGCACAGAAGTCAGCGAGTTTTCGCCACAGACAAAGCGTTTCCACGGTCATTTTGACATCATCCGGAACTCCACTGACCAGATACCAATTATGGGCGCGACGAAAAATGCTGGAAGCTGCTTCCCGTTCCTGTGGGGTAAACTCATGCAGCCAACGCCGCTTGCGAGTTGCAGTGTTCCAATAGGCACCTTCTCGGGTAACACAGATAACAGCATAGGGGAGCATGGTACAGATTTCATCATGTGAAAGAACGAGATAGTGCTTCATTTCAGATCACCTTCTTTCCATCCTGGGCGAGTTTGACCATGAGGAAGAATTGATGAGTAATGAGCTCGATAGCATACCATTCGGATTCCTCTTCATCATAGCCCTGAGCTTCTTCTTCCGTCTGTTGAAGCCATGCTTGCACGAGATCGTGAGCCAATACCTTATACAGGAACGGCAAATTCAGAGCAGACGCAAGGCCACGGAGCCACGATTTGAACGCTTTGCGCTCACCGTCCAAGCGGATTTCATCGGACTTTTCGCACTTGAAGATTTCATAGCACCACAAAACGGCCTCCTCGGGCGTAGCAAAGCTTTCAATTCCATAGCCATCTGGGTTGATGTGATCCAGGATATAACGGCGGACGACATCCTTCACGGGTTTAGATGTGCTCTTTAACATGGATTTTTCCCCCTTTGTGCTTTGATTCCATTGGTGTTAGCGGTGTCAACAATGCTTACATCCACATAATCATTTTCCGGTGACGTGGTGAAAACACGCTTGAGGGAAGACAATCCACCATAGGCGGCGACAGATTGACACGAGCATACGACAAAATCATTGGGGTAAAGAGACTCGATGATTTCACCGCAGTGCTTGCATTGGATCGCGTTCTTGAGGATTTTCATGCTTCCAGGCCTCCTGTTACATATGATGCATATCGAGCGCAGAGAAGAATGCACGTAGGATGGCTTGTCTCGATTCATCTCCAGATTGCGCTTTATCTTGTTTTTCCTTTTCATCAACCCTATGGGCTCCGATTCCACGGAAGGAATCCATATTCGCGCGATACAAGACGATTCTTGGTTTTTCATAGATTTCATCAAGTTCCAATCCGAGAAGAAAGATATCAAAATAACGCCCCTTGACCTGTGCGGGAGAAGTAAATTCATCCAACCGGCTATACAAGAAGTTGAGCCCATCCACGCCCGTTTCGCGCACAGCAATCACGGAGATAGGCCCAAGCTCTTCGTTAGATCTCATCTGCTCAACACGGGCAGTGATGTTCAGTACATCGTAAAGAAAATCCGTCTGAAAGCGCTTGGTGTGCTTGCAGATGGATTCCATCACGGCATTATAGATGTACATGCTGTCAGGGGAGTCTTTGTCAGTCCGTGTCCAGGCGAAAGCGTTAAGAATAGCACGGAGTTGTTCATCGCGGGTTTTGGGCATTTCCATGGAATGGGCCTCCTTTTCAAATCCGTTTTGGTCATTTTTGGGTGAATTTTGGGTATAAGAAAAGACGTGCCGCGAAGCACGCCTTTAGGGGGAGTTGTGGAGTTATGGGTCATTCATAGTGAGTCCACTCAAAATCATCACTCATCTCTATTGGTGTTTCATGCGCTTCTTTAATCCGGGAATCCATTCCTGGAGATTGCAAGAGGTATAGTGATGCAGATTTTCTCTATCCGTCATAAATTGTCCCTCACCACAATAGCACTATTCCTGAATTTGACCATATTCATAGAGGATATCACTTGGAAGATCAACATCTTCATTCCAATAAACGCAAGTCCGGCTCTTGTCTACCTGCGCCTGCTGGAATAGTCCATGGATATCACGTAGAACGCTATACCCGGGCAAATTCATATCCTCTTTGACATCATACAATACTCGCCGGTTGTCATCAAAGGTGACGGACAGTATAAAGTCAGGCAAGGGTTGAATACTACGAATCCGTTGGATCATTCCACTCCCTCCTTTTAGAGCGGCGGCAACTTGGAAACCTGCTGCTTATCCCACATGGATTGCAATTCACCTTGATAAAGCGACAACCATTCCTTTACAAGCTCTTGCGCTTTACCTGGCAGATCACCTTGAATCATTTCCATTGTGCGAATGTTAAATTCACCCATGTATTCCCCGTAAAGGGCATGGATGTGGCTAGGCTCATGCTCTTTGGGCTTAAAAAACATTTTGATGACTATACCGTAGAACCTTGCAATTTCCGGCATAATTCGGTTTCCTCCTTTATGGGTACATGGGTAGTATAGCAAAAGGAAACAGGGTTGTAAAGCGTAAGCTGTCCCCGTTAAACGGGGGTAGAATGATATGGTATATGGTGCCGGACTTTTCCCAAAAGCCCGGCGAAAACCCCTTGATATAGAATAAAGGTGCTACATGACGATGCGCAGTTATTCCCGGCCCTTGATTGAGTGCATAGCAAACACACCCAACACAGCAGCGCGTGCCCGCCGTTAGGCTTATACAAGAATAACCCGCGTATAATGCGCGCCTTCTAGGCGCCTATTCCCGGTGCATACAGGCGAAAGCGTGTAAATAGTGCAATCAGCGCAGGGGGCAGCGCGGGGATTAACCGCAAAACGCTGATGCACAGCATAGCCGGCATTATACGTTGCTTTGCGTACAGCAAACAAGCCATTGACGGCCCAGGGGGTGCTAACTTTGCAATGGCGTTACGCCGTGCGGCTACACAGTGCGGCCATGTATCAATGCGTGCGCCTATACCGGCCACAAAGGCACGGCGCGGCGTGTTGTGTTTGCTGTCTGCTATGTTCTGGGTTCGACGCCCTACGGCGCCCCTACCCTTGCCGCCTTCCGTCCTGTGTCCCGTCTGTCTACGCTCCATACACAGCACGCACGGCGTGCACGGTTAACCCGATGATGCACAGCACCAAATGCACAGTTTACCCAACACGTAAACGGAGGAAAGAAGGCGTCAATTGTCAAGGTGCAGCGTTACAAACGCGGAGGATAGCGCCATGCGCGGCGGCTGCTATCGCGGCTTGTTCGCCCTGCGTTTGACGCAGGTACAAGCCCACAACATAGGGGGAATGGGCTTGTACCTGCCCCAAATGGGGCAAGGGCTAGGGGTTACATGATAACGAAGTCCCAACGTGCAATGGTGTCATCACACCAGGTTGTCAAGGGATTCCAGGCAAACACGGTTATGATGCAATCACCAGGCCGCACAACAGGCGGGAACGCTATGTATTCGCCGTGTTGGTCTGTACCAGTAGTGCCGCCGTTGACGGATTCGGCCATAGTAAAAGAGAAGTCGAAGAGGAGAAACGGCGCACGATGGGCAATGATAGACCAGCGAGCAAGGCCACAAGAAATACAACAAGAAAGCACCAGGGAAACAAGCAGGTACAGGGCCGCGATAATGGCGGCGGCTTTGCGCAAGTGCGCCATGTGTGTTCCTTTCTCCCCTTGCGGGGCGTCGTTTGGTCGGTTACTTGTTGGCGGCGGCCTTGTTGGTGACCTTGTTGTCAGGGGTAGCGGGTTCTTCCACCTGCCCCACGTGGGCAAAATACAGGGCCTTTGCAAGCTCCTGCCGCAAGGTGTCGCGTACTTTGATCTTGCTGGTAGCGCTATCCCTACCCGCCGTCATGCGCTTGTACCCACGGAAAAGGGTTCGGCCCGCGATCTCCGCGAACGGGGGTACATCCCCGGCGTTGAACCGTTCAAACAGACGAAGGAAGGCGGCCACGGCCTGCCGGTTGCTAGTACCGTCCTTGTCAAAGGCGGCGCGCAGGGTGTCAATAGCTGCATCAAAGCCGGAAATGGAGCGGCAGAAGTAGGACAGGGGCAACACGGCGAAGGAATCAACGGGGGCGAAGGTGTGCGCGGCTTCTCCGTCAATATCGGCGGGGGTGTCGGTAGGGGCTTTGAGAATGGAAACTTGGGTGGAATAGGCGGCGGAGACGTGGCGGAGGTCAGGAGTTTTTAGGGCCTGAACGGCGCGGAGCTTGTGCCGCTCTTTGTTCGCGGCGGAGAGGGTTACACGGGTAAACGTGGCGGGGGCAATCTGGGCCGGATCCTGGGCGAGGGTGTTGACGGGGGCAACCTGGGCAGCGGGGGAAACAGTCGCGGGGGCCTTCTGGGTGTTCTGGGTGTTGGTGATCTTTGCCATGGTGGTACCTTCCTTTCAAATCTGTTTGGGTTGACCGTTTGGGGGTCGGTGTGGTATCCTTTGAGGTGGGCCCGCTAGGCACCGCCTGCCGCCCGCCCCCTCTCTAAGGGGTATGGCTTATTTTAGCAAAAAACAAGTGTTATGTACATATCAAATTTGGCTATTGTTATGGCCATAACAGACATGCTTGGAGGTAAATAAAATATGCATGTAGAAAACGGAACAAAAACAGACCGTAAAGAATATATGCGAGATTTTATAAAAAATAAGACAGTACAACGAAAAGTTGCTTTTTCAACGGAAGATAATGAAATAATCGGCAGATATTGCGACTACATAGGACAAGGGTTTAGCGAATTTATAAGAAAACTTATAATCGACGATATGAACAAAAACGGATGGGAGGAGTTAATAAAACCGCCCAAAAATGATGGGAAAAAATCAGGAAATGCATAATGTGGTATGCAACCATACCGCGTAAAAATGCAAAAAGTGCATAACTGGGCAACATGACTTTATATAAGGGCAGAAGGGAAAAGGGCCTAGAAGGGCCTTATAGGGCCATTTGCGGCATACTATATATAGTGGAATTATGGTACTTATATGGTATGTATATACTATATATTGTGCATGAATAGAAGGCATAAAGAGGGTAACAAGAGGGGAAAGAAGGCAGGAGAAAGGGCAGGAAAGGGAAACAGATAGGACAGCAGACAGAAGGAAACCAGGGCGTGCAGGTGCACAGGGGATAGGGGCATCCCTAGGGAATGGCTGGGCCTGCTGGGTGATGGAGCAAGAGGGGAGACAGTAGGGAAAACAGAAGGGAATAGAAGGGGATAGAAGGAGATATGATTTGCGGGGACACTTTAGTATATTATCGTGTTAGCCTGTTAGTGTGGTAAAGCGCTAAAGCGACAAGTAAACTTGGCAAGGTGTCAAAACCCGATCCGCCAAACCTGCTTGGCACATATTTGCCAAGTTTACTTGGCATACAGAAAGGCCGGCAAATAATCGATGATAGCCAGCCATGGCCCTGTCAATGTCCAGATCGAGCCCGTTCAAAACCCCTGTAAAATCCCCGCTTTACAAGGGTTTGCGCGCCATAACACCGGGGGGTGCTTCTCATTGTCGGGCTATCTGTTAAATGTTACCAAGTTGTGGGAGTTTGTAAAAAAATCTACTCATACCACCTTAAAACCCTCCCGAACCTCTCTTTTTTTCGGTAAAATTTTTTCGGGAATCGCTTGTCCCACAAGGGTTTGACTCCCCTCAAACCATATTTTTTCCGCCTCTTTTTCTGTCTCTCCGCTTTACGCAATGCCCTCAACCCGTTGATTTACAAGAAAAAAATCGAACCATCTCTTTTTGCTACCCGCGCATCCTGCAATTTTCTCAATTCAAGCAAGCTCACCAACGTGCTATACGATCTCTCTAACCCTTATTTATCAATGCTTTCTGGATACTTCGTTTTTTGAAAATTTGATCCCACCCCGTAATTTTGCTTTTAGACATTGCCCGGTTTTCGCTACTGCTCTCAGTTGTTCAGCCCCATGCCCTCATATTACTCACCATGCGCTTACAAATGCCCGTTCTTATACCCAATCTTTTTTGTTCAAATTTTGAGAGATAAACTCTGCTTTTTGAACCCTTTACTACGTACCCTTAGAGTGATTAGGGGTAATGGGTATGGGGTCTATTTTTATACTAGATTAGAAAAGAAAATGAGACTTTATCTCTGGATATGTATGAAATCTATGCATTCGTTCAACCACGGCTACAAGAATGTAGCTATATGGGTATGTAAGAGAAGATCTAATTACACCTACCAACGCTCAACCAGCTCAAAGGATGGATGCTATCTCGCATCGCATGCAGCAAATGCCCCTGGTTCGCGCTATAAGCGTCTCTGATGGCTCTCCTGCTTGACACCCATACTCTGGGGTAGGTTAGCAATAGACGCATTCTCAGACTATTTTTAGTCTATAAGCGGCGAAAAACGGAATAAAAATCGCCCATAAGTAAAATGCAATTAAAGTATTGCAAATTCTTTGAAAACGCGATATAATAGTATTGTCAAAAAGAAACGACCCAGAACGCCGGGTCACGTTCACCAAGAGGAGGACACGACCGATGAAGGAAGCTTACCGCGAAGAACGCCGCAAGTACCAGCGCGAAAATTATGAGAAAAATCGTGACTTGCGAAAGCAGGGAGTGCGACCCGTTGCTCGTAAAGCGACCAAAGTGTACCCGATTAAGCAGGAAGACGAAATTCTCGCGATCCAGCGTTACCTGCTGACTCACGGTCGTATCGCGCTTCGTCCCCGCAACTATCTCTACTTCGTGCTCGGGATTTCCCTTGGTCGGCGTGGTGGTGACCTTGCCAAGCTGAAGTGGGGAGATATTCTTGACGCGAAGGGGGACTTCCTTGAAGAGAATGTCGCCTTTATCAGAGAGGAGAAGACCCGCAAGATCTTCAACCTCTACTGCAACGTTACCGCGAGAGCTGCTGTCCGCCAGTACCTAAAGATGACCGGCATCACGCCCATCCCTGGCGAGTTCATCTTCAGGTCTCAGATCACTGGAGAGGACTATGTGAGCAATGACCAGATGTGCTGTGTGATCAAGGCTGCTGCCAAGGCTGTTGGTATCCAGAAAAACATCGGGACTCACAGTCTTCGCAAGACTTTTGGGTACAGGTTGTTCAAGGCCACTCAGAACCTTGATTTGATCCGTGTCCTGCTGAACCACTCTGATATAGCGGAAACCATTCGCTACATTGGCCTGGATGATGATATGAAGGTGGATGCTTGCGAAGCCGCTGCTGCACCTGTGGTTGGGGATGAAGAGCTGGTTGAGCTGGGGCTGGTGGACTATGATGGTGTGAACACTAGCCATGTTGAAGCAAGGGACATGACTGAAAGCAACGATCACCGGGAGAATGCTGAAAGTAGCGCCTACCAGGTGAGTGCTGAAGGTGGTAGCCATTGGGTGAGCGATAACAACTGGATGAAGAAAACCAGTAACGTTATCCCCTTCCCATCCGATATCCTCCTACGAGCCAACATCCTCCCATTCGGGAGCGCCTCGTCCGGCAAGGCCAGAAAATGCCTTGCTCCACGAAGAACTGGGACTCTGAGCGAGATACGCCCCAATGCCGCCAACTCTACCACGGTTGCAGACTCGTTTGGCAGAATAGCAGTGAGGTAGCCGCTCCCCGTGTAGCTTGAAAACTTCATAAAATACTTAGAATCACTTAAACTCTGAACACTAGGGTATATCTATATTTTTTTACACGCAACAATTAAAATAATGCAAATGCAAAGAAAACGCTTTTATCCAAACAGAGGTGATCTAAATGCTAAGAAGTCAATCAATGCCAAAGCCTTCTCGGGACACAGAGGTACTTAGTTTGTCAGGAGCCTTAGACATTTCCAATGAGCTGCGCGAGTGCTTTCGGGATGAGGTTCCTACCATCAAGGTGACTGATATGATGCGCACCCAGGGAATGTGGGTGCGGTTCAACATGCTGTCTGATGCTTTGGATCGGATGGCTCGGGAAAAGGATGGTCTGACAGATGGATTGGGTGTGAGTGAACACAATGATCTCTGCTGGGCGATTGTCAACCGGTTGTTGAACCTGCCAAGAAGCGAATATGACTTCAACGCTTTTGCTCCCATCCACTCCATGAGTGAGTTCAAAGATGCCATGGAGCATTGCGCATCCTCCACAATCAGCGGTGTTTGGGTGAAAAGGGTTTGTCCCGTATGTGGTCAGACCTTTGGATTGGAGTACAGCACGGTAATGGAGTTCCAGAAACGAGATGTTCATCTCCCGGTATGCTGTAAGCGTTGTGGTGGTGATGAGTATATCAAACGCACCATGATCCTCAGACCTCGGCTTTTTTATAACACCTTTACCCCTTATCGTGCTTGTGGCTACTGAGAGGTGGTTGGTCATGGGTATCTCAATCGTTCTCCTTTTCCTTATTCTCTTATTGCTGAAGGTGAGGGAGCGTAGCGACCGAAAAATGGGTTCCGACCCATTAGTGGCCAGCTCCGCTGGCCACCTGAGCACTCCGAAGGAGGGCGAATTACTGAAAATATCCCCCAAAGGGAACATGCCTTTATAGAGTTTGGAGGCTATCCCGATGTAAACGGGGAGGATTTCAAAGTTGGTAGTGGAATCCATCCCAATTTTTATGAACGGCTCTTTGTGAAAGGTTGAAAAAGCGCTTCGACCGAAGAGACGTTGATTTATAAGGGTTTTCTGAAAAATGAAAAAAAGGAGGCAACCCAATGAAACTCTATTTTGAGGTAAGCCAAGGAAGTGATTTACCTGTGAAAAGCGTGATGGTCGAACGAGAAGACATGCCGTGGGACAGCCAGCAGAAATGTGATGAAGCCCAAAGCTTTAAGACTGCGGTTAAGGTGGCGCTGGCGTATCATCAGCTTACATCGCACGACCCAAGCATGATATCCAGGAATGAATTGATGAGTTACCTGGGCTATGGCCCTCAGTCGGCTAAAACGACAGCCTACGAGAGACTCCCAGATGTTCTGCGTGAAATTGGGTGTATCTGCGATGGTTTTGGTATGGCACGGCCCGGGGTGCGCCTGGGGTATAAGCTGGACTTAGAGATTGTGAAAACAGATCGGCCACTTCTCAAAGGGGAGAGAAAGGAATATTTGAAAAAATATGCACCGTTTGTTTTGCTAAGTCTCGATCAAATTCTAGAGTTAATAAAGCTTGGGAAATCCAGCAAAGGCAGTAAATTTAATGAGTATTTGCGGGTTTATTTATTGGTACGCCGCAATATGAAAACCTGTTATGATGACAATAAGTGTTATCTAGGAATGTATGGGATGCTGCCGCAAAGCCAACTTCGTGAGGCAGTGGGGCTGAGCGATAAAACGATTATAGGTATGACAAACGCCATGGAGCAAGCAAGGCTGGTATGCAAACTGAGCGGGAGAAAAGTGGGGGAAGATGTTTATGGAATTAACTGTTACGCATCTTCCAGAGACCCACGTCTTGTGGATGTTGTCCGCAAGGCGCAGATAGAAAAGGGCGTCAAAAAGAAACAGTTTGTAGCCGCCAGGAAGGGTCATGGGTCTTCTATTCTTGACCATTCCATTACGGATGCCCTGGGCGTGACCGACTTTCAGGTGTAGCACTTGACATACAACAAATGAGACTAGGTGGTGGATAAACAATGGCTTCAAAAGAAATGAGGTGTAAGAGCTGCCAGTGGTACGAAACATGCGTTGATGCCGACGATGATACGGTTGTACGGTGCGAGGATTACATTGACAGCGGACGAGAAGAGATACCCTTGGACGGAAGAATCCTTAGACGGGACAAACAAGCTTTTCTCAGAGATTGGTGGAACTATCTGAAAGAATACGACTGAGCGAGAACCACAGGAAACGGAGGTGGAGTATGAAAAACTTCGAGTGGAACAACGAAGAAAACAATGTTGACTATAACGACCAGAATATGAACACAAGGGATGGCGGCCCGGACGGGCCGAGTGATGAGGAGCTGGCAAAACAGCTTCTTATCACATGGATCGTTGAAAAAATTTACATGGGCTTGGCATGGGTGCAATTGTTCCTGTGTATTTATGCCGCTTTCGCGTGGCTGTGGCAGACACAATGGGCACCCTTCGCCACGTTCCTGGTATTTCTAGTCGCCGCTCTGGAGAAAACGCTTGCGGTGGCGTCGCTGACAGTGAATCCAAGTGTGCAAGCTGAGAAGATTACGTATGATGACGATGATGATAATAATTCCGGGAGGCCAGCTTAATGAGAAAGATTTTGATTGAGGCGGAATTTGAGGACACTCCCATAAGGCATGCTTATGTGACATGCCCGGAGTGCAGCAAAAAGTTTGATGTTGACGATGCGCGGGGTATGAGGGAGCGTCCCTTCTCATACGCATCCGAACTCGCGTGGGCAGACTACCGCTGTCCGGTTTGCGGGGCGGCATTTGGGGAAGTAATGGATGATGAAGTCGAAATCAAAGAGGTCGGTTATCCACAGTGCGCCAAAGGGGCATACCAGAAAAAAGAAGTATGGGAGATGAGCAAATGAGCTATACGCCTATTGAGAAAGTCAGCGTTGCGCCAGAGGAGCGCGAAACGGGTATTAACATTACGCCCTACACCAAAAGGGCTCGCATTTATAGTAGCGATCCAGTTATGATCCGCAAAATTCGCACGCTGCTGACGGAGAACGAATCGGTTCTTCACCTTGTGCATGAGGATCGCTATGGAATGGAGGTCGAAGTACCCGCAAGCTGGATTAAAATCGCTAAGCCCAGGAGCGTGAACATGAGTGATGAGCAGCGTGCTGCATGCGCTGAGCGCATGAAAGCTTGGCGCAACTCTCAAAAGGAGCCAGAGGCCGTGTAAACCTATTGGCAAGTTGACTTGCAAATAATTATGTGATTTTCAACGCACAAATCATTGGCTTTTGGAGAGAAATGTGCTCGGGGGTGTGAAGCACCCCCCGGCACGTAGGATAGGGGATGCGGAAGATGATACAGGAAAAACCCGTGATAGATATTTCAAGTGCCAACTTTGGCGCGATAGTGAGCTGTGCTATACGCTATTGCATTGGGAGGCAAACGTATATGCCCAGTCTTGTGACAGATGAGGTACGACCTTGGCTGCCTTATCTGAGCCAACAGTCATTGGAGTGCATGAAGCGTGATATCGAAGAAGGTGCTCGCATGTGTTTAGGGCATGAGGAGGCACTTGGAAATCCACGAATTGATGTGCCTGTGTGGATGAACTTTTTGAATGATGTGCGAAAAGAGTTGGAGGTGCGCAAGGGACAATGAGCTATACAGATGGCGTTACGATTGGTTTTGCTGGTGGTGTAATTACAATGGCAATAATAATACTGTTGGTGGTCTTCGTATATGAGCGGGAATGAGCTAAACGAAGGAGCACACAACACCAGTAACGGAGGAATGATGATGAATGTTTGTATCATGCCAGAGATGCCATACTGCCCTGCCTGTAAGTTTGGACGTATATCTCAGCCGGAATGGTGCGAGACATACGCGGATACGCTTGGAGTAGCGGGTGAGAGTGATTGGCAATGCCTGTGTACGCAAGAGGCATATGAGACATATCTAGAAGAGGGGAGAGATAGCACGGGTGACGAAGCATGAGGCACTTGTTTTGACAGCGTTTACGTATTGTCTGCTTGCGCCCTTTGATGAATTTCACAAGTATGCTGAAGCTGTTTTGGGGCGCAAAATATATGTGCATGAGCTTGATTCATTGGCGATTCGTGAAGAGTTAAGCTCGAGGGTTGGCGGCGAAGCCGTAAAAATTCTAGAGAGCACTTGGGCAAAGGAGTGAGGCCCTATCGTAAATCGGCAATTCTATACGATGAAGTTCGACTCGGGACGTTTACGAGCACAGGGGTATAACATAAAAACGACTTTTGAAGAGTCCAAAGATCTTGGTGAGATCGTAGCACTTGGTGATAGTCAGGTGCTACGATCTATTCGTGACATACGAGGAAGAACAGTATGCCACAAAAAGCTGGAGAAGTTGATCCAAGAGCGTCAGATTCTGCGGCAACGGCTGGTTGGGCGCAAAAAGCCGCCCTATAGGGTACAGGCAGAATATGTGGCTCGGATAGAAGAAATTCAGCGGCGCATCAATCGTACAATGTTTGTGGCTGATTATGTGACCGTAAAGATGGATGCCATATCTCACTACGATTATATGTTTGAGAACGGCTTTTATATAAACGATAAGAAATATGTACGTCTGAGTTGTTCCGCTGGGCAAGCGCGTATAAGCACGGTCGTTTTTTGCGCGGCAGATATCGTTGATGAGTTGGAGCGAAGGCTTAACAACGGACGAGACATTAGCAAAAAACTGGCACCGAGTAAGTTTAACGCCTATTATGGGCTGTATACCAGCGCGACGAAGCAGGTATCTGAGCCGAGACTTGCCGTAGTCAAGGACTTTGAGAACACTTCAACGTTCCTTGCGAACTTCGCGACGGAAACTGCGTGGGAATTGGACGATGAAATAGATGTGCGAGAAGTAACTGTACCCATGAATCGTACTGATGGGATGGGACTCATATCGCCTGAACAGTCAGCCAAGTGGGCTGCTGAGCTTGAGTTGGATTATATCCCCGGCCAGTGGATTGTCAGACAAAGCTTCTTGAAGGGGATGGTCTGCACCTTTGATTTCCATGCTTTTTGCGAGGAGATGAATGGTGGGAATTACTTGATCGATACAATATATACTGATGCAGAAGGACAGCCTATCAAGGCAGATCTGCGTGAGATAGATATGATTATTAGTGAATCCCAGTTTAAGCTATGGGATAGTTTTGAAAGTATAGAGCAGTATGTTGGGAACACACACAAGAACAAGCTGTATTGGGGAATTACAGGTTGTTCGCCCAAAGAACCCAAAGACGTGTTACGTCTAAACTATCAGTTCATTCAGACACTTGATCTAAAGCAAGAGGACGTGGAAGAGCTGTGTGCAGACTTTGTAGACTGGATTGAGCGTGTAAGCTATAAAGATCCGACATATATGCTGTTGTTCCTGCTGGGAAAAGATGTGGATAAGCAAAGTGTTCTTCGGATATTGAACGCTCCCGATAAGGCGTGGATTAAGGCGCTGTTTGTAAATCGCAACTGTGCTAATGATGCGTACATCCGTGGAAAGATTCGGGAACTAATCCATGGGCGGATAGAGAATGGCCGCATGGGAGAAGTGTTGGTGCATGGCAATTTTCAAATGCTTGTAAGCGATCCGTTCGCCTATATGCAGCATGTCTGCGGGCTTCCTGTAACGGGGCTGCTGAATGAAGGGGAATATTACTGTAACTACTGGAACGAGCGAGGCGTTGCGTTGGTTGACTCTATGCGGTCTCCCATGACTTATAGGAGCGAGCATGTTCTGGCAAAGCTGATAAAGAACGATGACACAGAAAAATGGTTCAAGCATTGCCCGAGCGGATTTATTGTCAACTGGTTTGGCAACGATTGCGTGCGGTATTCTGGTAGTGACTGGGACGGTGATATCATTGCTACCACTGACAATGCGGCTATGATTCGTTGTGTTTACAAGGACGAGTTACCTGTGGTGTATGACGCGCCAAAGCCAGTGAAAAAGCTCTTTACGCAGCAGGACTTGTTTGCTTCGGACAAGTTTGGGTTTGGGTCGAAGATTGGGGCCATCACCAATAGGGGGACGACGGGTTACGCGTTGCTGCCTTTGCTGGAAGAACGCTACGGCAAAGACAGTGAGCAGGTCGCTCTCGTAGAATCGCGACTTAAGCAGTGCTGTGTGGCACAGTCAAAACAGATCGACCGGACAAAAATAGGCCAAGCAGTGAAGTGCATTCCCAAGGCATGGATTGATCATCAGCAATACTTGGATGGTGACACTCTTGAAGTCCGCAAGCGGAAAGAACTATTGAACGCCTGCCTCTTAAATCGTCGTCCATACTTTTTCAAGTATCGCTATCGCGAAGACAGGCAGAAACACCGCGACTATTATGCGCGGAAAAATAGCATGTGCCTTTCTAAATTCGGGGTAACAGTGACGCAGCTCAAAGAGATGGAGAACCGTACCCCAGAACAGGAAGCATGGCTTTGGGAATATCATGACTATTCTCCTCTTATCGAGAGTGATAGTCCTATGAACTTGCTCTGTCGGTACTTGGAAAAGATCAACTTCAAAGTAGCTGCTAAGGTAAGGACTTCAGAGCATTTTGATCCGTTTGAGTATATGTCAGAGGGGCATGAATGGGAAGATTATTACAACGACATTGTGAAATGTTTTGAACGGCATAAAAAGGACATGGGAAACTCGATTTTAGCGACAGACAATAGCGAGACGCTAAGGGAGAAAAAGTGCCGTTTTATGTCGAGTCTAAAACAGCAGCTAAAGTTTATTTGTCCGTCTATGAAAGTTGTGGCGGATGCGTTGGTGTATTACAGTTATGTTCAACATCCGAGTGTTTGCAAAGATGCTCTCTGGTCTATGTGCGGAAAAATCCTTTGCGAAAATGCGGCGAGAAAGACGATCGACAGAGGAGAGCCGTTTGTTTGGGTTGAGGAGTGCGACGATACAACGGGAGATACGACATACCTCGGGAAGGATTATAAAATGGTGGAGGTGGATGAGTTAGATGTGGAGTATGACGGAAAGGTATCAGCAGAGGACATTGGCGAGGAAAATATATTGTAACGGGTTTCAGGGTGGCAAGTGTATGTTTGAATTGCAGTTGCTCGTTGTTTATTTGCGGGATGTAAAGAAGATGGGAGTGAAGGAGCGCAGGGAATTTATTACTTCATTTTGTGAAAAGTATTATCCTGCGTTTCATCCAAGGGCGGATTACAAGGTGATTGAGGAAACATTGAAATACGCAGCCAAAAAAGATAATCACCTTATTGAGGTGGATTCGGTTACGGTATACAAGGATGAAATTGAAGAAATCGAGAGACTTAGTGAAGACGAAAATGAGCGTAAGGCCATGGTTACGCTGCTCGTAAGGAAGAAAATTGATCGAGCCGCATATGCATGTCGTAAGCCTGATAGCCAGTATAAGAGTTATATGAGCTATCCTTGCAACATGAAGTCTTTTAAGCGCATCAAAAAAGAAGGACACATGGATAGGGCCGTAGATATTTTCTACGGTGTGATGCACGGGCTAGACGAGAAGGGGTTAATAGAATTTATGCCTCGTGGAAATCTGTGGCTTCACTTTATGGAGGGTCTGAAAGAGGGCGGGGAGGTCGCCTTTGAGGTTACGTTGAACGGCTTTGATTGCGCGGGGCTATATTACGAAAGGTACAAGGGTAGCAAGCGTATAGGCATATGCCCGAAATGCGGAGCGGCGTATTATAAAAACTCAAACAAACAGAAATTCTGTAAGTTGTGCTCTCCCAGGCGTGTTGATGGTGTCGGAGATCACAAAGAATTTTGCGAAATGTGCGGAGAACCTTTTTGGGTGTCCAACCGCAACCATCGGCCCATGAAACATAAATTTTGCAATGCATGTCGGCATGAAGTAAATTAACAAAGCGACATAGAGAAATGCCGGAAACCCTTTATTTATAAGGGATTCCGGCTCTTTTTTTATTTTATTAGCTTTGAAAGATGATATAGAGGGAGAAATGCTCGCTATATCACGCTATTTGAAAGGAATGATTCAATGGTTGTTGTCAACAAGGAAGAGGCCGCGTGGATTCGTGAGCATATTCCTGTGGCGGTGGTAACACGGGTGAACCGGCAGAAAAGTTGCCGTCATAGGTATTACGTAAGCGAAGAAACGGCTGTGCTGAGATTTTTAGAGGGCTATCGGCAGAATCCAGCGAGCTATAAGAAGCAGACACATTGAGAAGAAAGGGCTGATTCCAAATGGCGAAGAAGAATGTTTCTACCACGTTCGAGCACGCGACGATTAACTTGAAAGACATGACGATCACGGAAGAATTGAAAGAGGATGTCAATGTCTACAACCTGATGGATGTCCTGCGAGATTGGGACGGAGTTGAGAATATCTCGATCATACTCAAGCACGGCATGGCACTTCCTCCCGCTCCCGACGAGGTTGGTGACTGATTTTGACTGCAATGGAATTTCATAAAAAAGAAGGCGAGAATGAGCGTCAGTTTCTTTGGCGCATAGGGGAGGCTAAAACATCGGGCCTTTTGGATGCAAGTTGGGACGAGATTGCGGAAGTGATGAACCGCGAGTTTCGAGACGAGGATGACTATCGCAATGAGGGGATGTATCGGAGGCCATACACAGCCGCAAAAGCGTTCTATGAGGATGTTTTCTCGAAAATGGGTGCGGACTCTGGGGAGAGTGAGACAGTCGGCCTTTTGGATGCTCTAAAGGCAGAACGGCATGAACTGCTGAAAGAGCGTCAGCGTTTGCGAGACGAGCGTACTCAGCTCGGTAAATATGTGAGAGATGAGGCTCGACTTGACCAGAGGCTAGACGAGCTTGAGACTAAGTGGGCGCTTGCAGGGAAGGAGCGATATCAAGAGATTAAACCTGATATTGCGTGGTCAGCGAGTTCCCACGAACCATATCAACGTGAGATATTAGTATTACTCTCTGATTGGCACATTGGCTTGGAGTTTGACAATGAGTTTGGTCGTTACAATACGGCAATCGCGCGTGAGCGGTTGCAGTACCTAGCCGCCTATGTCGGTACTATTGCTAAGCAAAATCACATCAAAATCTGTAATGTCGCCATGATGGGTGACATGATATCCGGCGCTATACGTCCTTCTATTCTGGTAGCCAATCGTGAAAATGTGATTGAGCAAATAATGACGGCATCAGAAATGGCCACAGATTTTCTGTACAAGATGTGCCGAGAATTTGAAGAAGTGAACTTTGTCAGTGTTGCTGGGAACCATAGTCGGATTGAGTCTAATAAGGAGAAAGCCATCAAGGATGACCGCTTGGACGACTTGATTGGATGGTATGTCAAATCAACGCTAAGGCACGTTCGTAATTTTAAGCCGAGGATGGTCGTGGATAATACTGTGGCGGAACTGGGCATTTGTGGCCAGCTCTATTATTTCGCCCACGGAGATCACGATGAACTTACGCAGGCGGGGATTTCCAAGCTGGCGTTTATGCTAGGGGATATTCCCTATGCGGTTTGTACGGGCCACAAACATTTTTCGGCCTTGGTGGAGGTAAATGGCGTAAAGGTGATTCAGAATGGCGCTCTTTGCGGGGCGGGAGATGACCATACTATTGAAAAACGATTGAGTGGCAAGGCAAGTCAGACAATCATGATTTGCAATGAACGCGGAGTCGAAGTTTATTTCCCGGTGGTAATGGAATGATGTTTTCTACTGCGCGGAATGCGCTTTGCGGCACAGGCCGAAACGAACGGCGGGAATGTATGCTGGGGTATGTACCCAGACCCGCTGAAACGAAGGAGAGATATTTTAGTGGAGAATAAAATTCCTGTAGCTGTAGAGGTGTTTCGTAACGACGAATTTTGGGCGATAAGAGCGATTGTAGAAGATGGCGAGACATGGTTCGCGGCCAAAGATGTATGTTCGGTGTTTGGAGATACAAATCACAATCGTAGTGTGGGGCGCGTAGATGACACTGATAAGCGCGCTATTGAGATCACAGATAATATGGGTCGCTTACAGACTCCGATTTTTGTGAATGAGCCTGGTTTGTATTCCTTGCTTTTCACCATGCAGCCATAAAAGGCAAATCATGGGGATGGGGTACAGAATGCGTACCCCATAGAAGTTCAAGGGCGAATTAAGAAACTGAACGATTTTAAGCATTGGGTGACTCATGAAGTACTTCCTTCCGTCCGGAAGCGCGGAGCATATATGACACCTGAAATGGTCGAAAAGGTATTAGCTGACCCGGATACCCTTATTCGTCTTGCGACTGATTTGAAGAAAGAACGTGCCGCGAGGATAGCCGCAGAGAATAAAATTGAAGAGCAAGCGCCAAAGGTTGCGTTTGCTGAGGCTGTTGAGAAAACCCAGGAGAACATTCACATTGCTGACATGGCACGGATCCTAAATCAAAAAGGATTTAAGATCGGGCAAAATCAGCTATTTGCCTTGCTGAGGACGCAGGGAGTTCTCATGAGTGGAAGGTATAGCGGTGAATGGAATATGCCATATCAGCGCTATATTAGCGAAGGATATTTTGTGGTTCAAGAGAGCTGCTATTACGACTCACGGTATGGATACGACCGTTTCTCGCATACACCTTTGGTTACTCCCAAAGGGCAAATTCGGATCGCGAATCATATCCATGAGTGGCTCGCTAGATAAGTTTGTCGGTTAGATACAGAGAAGAAGGCGACGAGTGAGAGTAGTCGCATTTTTATTGCGCCGGGATGGTCTGAGGTAAGACAACTCTTTCGTAAAGAGTATAACATCCGTTCAAATAGGATGCCCGGCTCCATGCCATGTTCGTTCAACGGTAGGACAGTCGATTTGTACTCAACCAATACCTGTTCAAATCAGGCACATGGCTCCAGAATAGGAACCAAAAAGAAAGACGGTGATGTGCTATCAGTAGCGAAGCAAACGTGTATACGGGGTATCAATCGTTCACTGGAACGACTGAAGAGATCAATGCTTATATGGGGACTGCCCATCTCGATTTCGTTACGAACGAGTATTTGATTTTGACCAACACGGATGACGGGGAGACAACAGAAATGCGTTTCGACGGTGAAAAGTTTGTCGGGCTTCGTCTGCCACCGTCCTCATATGTTAAAGCAAAGAACAGTTTGCAGCGCTGTGCGCTTGACTTGCTCAATAACAAGGAAATACCGGTGGTAGCTGTATTGGGCACATATGGGAGCGGAAAAACGTATCTCTCAATGCTGATGGCACTATATCACGTAAACGAGAGGGGAAACCAAAGCAGTGTCCTAGGGATTCGCGAAGCAAAAGGCGAGGGTGCATCCGTTGGGCATTTACCAGGAGATTTCGCGGATAAAGTGGGCAATTTCTTTCGACCACTGGAGCAGCAGCTTGCAGGCGGAAAATTTGAAATGGAGTCGCTAATCAGCCGTGGGGTACTGGATATGCAGATTCCGTATTACCTAAAGGGGACAACCTACAATGATACGCTCATCGTTGTAGATGAGGCAGAGGACTTAACAGAAAGTCAGATTCGACTGATCGGTACTCGTGTTGGACAAAATGCTAGGATTTTCTTCGCAGGAGATTACCGACAGTCGTTGATTTGTAAAAACGCGAACAACCCGCTGGTAAAGATGTGTCGGGCATTTCGGGGAAATCCCAGGTTTGGTTGTATCGCGTTAGACGAAGATGTTCGCAGTGAAACCAGCAAGATGTTTGCGGAGTTGTTTCAAGAGTAATTGGCACAAGTGAAAAGGGGTGAGACTGTGCCTGAGAATAACGCGGGTGCAGAAGCGCCCAAGAAGAGGGGCAGGCCCCCTAAGAATCCTGAGTTCGTTGAAACGGGAAGAAAAAATAAGGTAAAGCATGCAGTAAAAACATACACGATCGCTGTAGACAAAGATCTAAATAAGTTGCCTAAGATATATAAATGCACATGCTGCGGGAAAATGACAATGACCGCATTGAGCAAGTTCTATCGCAATCAAGCGATGGATGCTTTCAAAGGGAACGAGGGTTACACTTATCTTTGTATTGATTGTACACAGCAGCTATTGGACAATTACAAAGCGGAATACGGCGACGAAAAGCTGGCTATGTTCCTGACTTGCGTTGTTACGGGACATTACTTTAGTGAAATGCTTTATGAAACGATGGTCTCCAGTGGTGAAAGCGCTTCATTTGGCAAGTATTTGCGGCAGCTTAATAATCCTCAATGGGGGCATGGAAAAAGCATATTGACGAATTTTCTTGAACTGTATGATAAGAGAAAATTATTTCTTTCCTCGGCAGAGGTACAGGAGAGACTTGAGGGGAATTGGAAACTTGAAGATCGTCGTAATATGGTAACGTGCATACGCATGCTAGGATATGATCCCTTCTCTGACGATGTATATACGAGCAATGATCGGAAAGCTCTGTTTAATATGCTATCTCGATATTTAACAGATGAGACTCTTTTAGACGATCCCCACAAGTTAATCAGTGTGATAGAAATTGTAAAAATGCAGCTACAAGTCACCATTCTTCAGACGAGAACGGTTGCCATGCTCCGTGCTGTGGCACCCGACCCTACCGTGTATAAAAACCTTACGGACACTCTGTTAAAGCTGAATAGTTCTATCACGAATATTGCGAAGGCAAACCGGATCGCAGCAGACGCAAAGAATGCAAAGGCAGCGAAGACGTTCACGGGAACCATAGACGCAATGCTTAAAAATGGCGTTCTGGAGGCGAAAACGAACGTTGCCGATGTGAAGATGGACGCGGCATATCAGCATATCTGTAAGCTGAGTCACAAGGCGCTAATGGACGAATTGAATTTTACCGGCGATGAGTATGCGAAGATGGTCGCGGAGCAGTCGGAACGTATTCAGTCTCAGACCAGAACCATCGTCGAGTTGAAAGAGGAGCTACGAAAGGCCCAAGTGGAACTTGATGAACTCAAGCATCCAGGGCAGTATCACAAGACGCCTTTTAAGAATAACGAGGTTTTTATTGAACTTAGCGATGAAGAAGCGGCTGTTGAACCGGACGCACAGGCAATTTTGGACGAGATGCGGGGGAACGACGAGGCAACGCAGGCGGTGAGCGACGATGCCGTTTGATTTTATGAGCATACCTTCTGACCGGCAGGTGAACGAAAGAAAGCTGGAAGGATGGTATAAATACAACAAAGTACGTGCGTGGGGGTTGCGGCACCCAGTGGATTTCCAGCGAGAGTTCATGGGGGTTGAACTTCTGGATTTACAGCGGTACGTATTCACGATGACGTGGACTGCGAGGTATGCCGCATGGCTGATGTGCCGCAATGCGGGCAAAACGACAGAGGGTGCTCTGTATACGATGACACGTAGCGTATTGTTACCGGGTCACAATACATACTTCCTTGGCAAGACGGGCGCGCAGAGTAAAGAAGTTTTTCAGAAGATTGAAAAGATCGCCAAGAATAGAATTGAAAGTTTCACGGGGAGTACGGAATTTTTTCTCGGAGAAGTTGTGATCCCCGTAAATAGTGACGGCTTTTCCCATGACCCGGCCTCTTTCACCTGTGAGTTATTCAACGGCTCTACGATTAACACGCTTAATAGCAACCCTGACAACGTTCGCGGTAAGCGTGCCGATTTGGTGTTTTTTGATGAGAGCGGCTGGTATTCAGATGAGTTGTTTATTCAAGGTGAGAACTTCGCGAATCAGGACAGCGACTTTAAGATGGGCGTTGGGTTAAAGCTAGAACTTGAACCCCCGGCTTTTCAAAAGCAGCTCATTTATGGTTCTTCCGCGTCTGACACGGAATCAGGTTACTTCGCAAAGATTCGGAACTTTACCCGCGAAATGATGATGGGCAACAGTGATTATTTTGTCTGCGATTTTAATGTGGACGTAATCCTAAATGCAACAAAGGACGGCGAAAAATACCGCAGTTTGATCACCCGCGAGGCCGTGGAAAAGCAAATGAGGGAAGATCCTGAGAAAGCGCAGCGCGAGTTGTTCAACAAATTTTCTAGCGGCAGCTATGAGGGGCAGATCGTAACACCTCGCACTTTAATGCAGTGTGTACGGCCTATGCCGCCTACCCTTCGTAATGAAACGGGCGTACAGCGTTTTGCTCTCGCGTGGGATAGCGCTCGCATGAATGATAATAGCGTCGTTTGCGTAGCAGAGTTCTATAACGATCCCATTATGGGCTGGTGCATGCACTTAGGCAACGTGGTGAGCTTTGCAGACGCAAAGTTGAAGAATCGCACGCCTAAAACCATGCCCGAGCAGGTGAATGATTTCAAAAAGCTTCTATTAAGCTACAACGGCACAGAACTAGGAAAGCTGGACTACGAGAACATCGAGGCAGTGATTGGCGATGCTGGTGCTGGTGGTGGTATGATCGGCGGTGTTGCTGACTACATGCTACAGGACTGGCAAGATGCGCAGGGAGTGAAGCATAAAGGGTTGATTGATCCAACGCATAAAGGATATCGTGAGCGCCTGGATGATTGGCCAAATGCAGCTGAGATTTTTAGGCTTGTGGAGCCACGCGCTGAACGCAACAATATTTTCCGGGCAATGGAAGATATGATAAAATTAGGCGTTGTGTCTTTCCCCGCTGAGTACGAAAAGGGTAAGGACTATCTGGCGCTTGTGAATGAGGACGGAGAGGAATTGCGATATGATCTAACCTTGGAAGAACAAATTGCACTAACGCAGATAGAAATGTTAAAGACAGAGATTACAACGATGTGTAAGTATGTGAATGGAGACAGCGTAACATATAACTACCCGCCAGAAAAGCGAAATGTGATGCACGATGACCGTGCATTTTCTTTTGGGCTTCTTTGCTGGTATTTGGCAAAGTTAAGGCATGGACAAGCCGTGAAGCCGGAAGAACAAAAGAAAATTGTGCTAGATAGGGCCTCAACCGTATCGGTTTTGAACTATGACGAGTGAAGGAGGTGGTGTCTTGGAAGAGAAAGAATTTCATATTATTTACCCGAATGAAGTGGCGAAGAAGTCCGAGGATACGCCACCTCGGTATGATATGCTCCTTGCGACTGCGGGGGAAACTTACGATCCATCTAATCGAGCGTATTCCGCCTATCTGTCTGCGAGTGAGACGCAAGCCTCTTTGACGCAGAGCCGAATCGAAGAACTGTCCGTTGCGCCTCAGAGTGATTTATCTAAGACGCGGGAGATTATTGAGATCGACAGGCAATATGTGAATAAGAACGATTTGTTTGGGGCAACGCAGGACGCTATTGAAAACAATGTGAATACAGACATTCGTTTAATTTGGGCTGATGAGCGTGCGATGGATGAAAAACGCGACGCGAAGACGCTGGTTCGTGCGAAGGCCGTGATTGCCGATTTTAACGAGAAGGTAAATCTCGATAGGATTATCCGCGAAGCAATCACGAGCACCTTCCGGGATGGGACATATGTGCTATATCTACGTCGGAGAACGGAAGGCGCGGGGAAAAGCCAAGAAGATTTAACCGGTTCCGACTATGTGGTAGACAGTTATCCGTTGGGTGTCGTTGAAATTAGCGATTATGAGGTCGGTGGAGACCCTTATGTTCTAATGAACATTGATGAACTCAAGAACCGATTGAATAAGACACATAAGACAACCAAGAAGAGACAGCCTCTTTTCTTTAAGAAGACGGACGACGAAGTAAAAGCTAACTACGCACCCGAGGTGCAGAAAGCTTACACTGCTAAAGAAAAATATGCGAAGCTGGACTTAAGCAATACTGGTGTAATGCGCATCAACAATCAGGGGAGGCAGTATGGACTGTCTCCCTATTTTCGTGCGCTGACACCGGCGCTATTGTTGGAAAAATTCGAGGCTGCTGACCGGGCGGCGGCGCGTAATCGCTCTAAGACAATCATCCATCAGCAAATGATTAAAGAAATTCTTGGGCCGGAATACAAGAAGGATTGCTACGAAGAACAGGCACGCGTGCATAAGAACTTTATGGATGCTTGGGGGCAGAGCATTGTGGCAGTTACGACACCCCCGAGTGTGCTCAAAATTTCGTATGTCGAGCCCAAAGGTGATACCACGAACATACAGATGATTAGCTATTTGCGAGGGCGTATTATGAGTACGCTGGGCGTAGAGTTTATGCTTAGCGGCGGCGGACAAAGCCTTGGATCGGTAAACCTCGGCACAAAGCAATTGATGCGCACAATCAATAAAATATCGCGCCAACTGGAGCCGATCCTGGAAAAGTGGTATAGGGTGGTCTTGCAGGATCGCGGGATAGATATTGCCTATGCGCCACGAGTGGAAATCATCGACTCTGAGTACATGGAGCCGAATGTGAAGATGGAACTGGCTCGTACCTTGCATCAGACCTTTAATTGCAGTTATGAGACAGCCTTTGAAATCATCGGGCGATCTTACAAAGATGAGCGCGAACGCCGCGAGAAAGAAAACAAAGACGGCACAGGCGATGTGTTTGAACCGTGGGCCAATGCCTATACTGCCAGTCCGAATAAGCAAAGCGGTGGTGGAGGGGCTGCCCCCGAGATTAAAAATGCGCCAAAAGCTGGAGAAAAGAAGGGTGGTAGGTCGCCTGACGAAAACTCCAAGAATCCTGAGAAGCAGGCATACGACCATGAGCGCTATCAGGCGTTGAACTAATACGGGGTGATTTTAAGTGAAGAAGATTCGTTGCCCCTGTGGGGGAATAGAAAGTGTAGTCAAGAGATTTCTTGGTTTGCTCGCAAAGATAACAATGCTCCCAGAAGAGCTGGAACTTGGAATTGTGTATGGAGAGGAGGTGAGAGCGGAGGATGAATGAACAGGATAAGTTTATGATACAGGGAGTGCAGATTGACGTTGCTGAGCACCGACATTATTTGGAGCTTGAAAATGTGGTGTGTTACCTGAACTACCCCAATGCCAATGGGCGGCAGATGAACTATGGTACGACCAAAGAGGAGCAGGCTGCGACGCTTGAGCGAGCGCAGACGCTTTGCGAAATGCCCGTGTATGCCAAGTGCGCAAAGAATCGAAAGGGGCAGCCAACTTTCAAGGGACACGAAGTTAAAGCGCGCAACGGTCAGTTGGAGTTTGATACGATCCCCATTGGCGTGCATACAGACGTGCGTATTGAGGAGAGGCAAGTTGTCGCTGCTGATGGGTCAGCACAGAAGTTGCCCGTAATCATTGCAAAGCAGCGCATATGGAAGCGGAATAAGAACGCTGTCGCGGCGATACTGCGTCTATTCAGCGAAGGAAAACTGCATAATTCTTGGGAGGTAGAAGTTTCACAATACTCCTATAAAGACGGTATCAAATATCTTGAGGATTACTCTTTCCTGGGAAATGCATTCTTGGGCTATGAGTTTGCGAAACCGGCCTTTGGGAAAGCTTCGGCGGTGATATCGGTAGCTGAAGAGAGCGAGTGTACTGATAGCGAGTTGATGGTCGCAGAAGCTCTCTACCTTGATGTACAAGAGCATCAGGAGGAAGATGGCCCGATCTCTGATTGCGAGACAAGCGGGCTGAATGAGGTGATGGAAGTCATGGGAAATACCGAGAACATTAGGATCGAAGAAGAGGACGCACAGGTGGAGAATACGAAAGTTAGCACAGAGGTCACTGAACAGACCACAGACACTGCGACGAAGACTGAAGAAGATGCTGTGGGCGAAACTGTTGAGGTGACTGCGGAGGCCAATTCGGCAGAGACAGTGGAGACATCTGCCTTGACGGACAGTGATCTGCGGCGAGAATTGGGTCGTGCGCTGGGGACGAGCGATGATGCAAATGGCTATATCGCTTTTATTTTTCCGACCGAAAACGAGGCGCTTATACATCTTTATCGTAGTAATGAGCTAGACTTTGTTTCTGTCAAGTATGAGGTCAAGGACAATCGGGTGAACATTATAAGCAAGACTCCGGTTACACTTACCGTAAGTCCGCGCAATATCAACGCTGAGATTGCGAGCCGCGACGAAAAGATAGCGATACTTGAAAAGCAGAATAGCGAGCTTAGTGAGTATAAGGCGAAGTTTGAAGCCGCTGAGATGGAAAAAGCCGAAGCTGAGAGGGCTGCTAAGCGCTCGCAGATGGTTGCTAATGTAAAGCGTTGCAAGCTGTTTACTGAGAAAGAGATTAGCAGCGCCCCGATCAGTGATATGATTGCTGAGGTGGATGAAAACAAGTTGAAGTTGTATATTGCCGAACGTCTTTTGGACAGCCAGAAGGATGAGGGTGCTGTGGAAGCTTCTGAGGTCACGCCGGTGATGAGACTGGACATTTTAGAGGCAATGACTCCAGGAGAGCGTCTTTCTGCTGCTCTAAGAAAGTATAACAACTGATTGAAAGGACAGGTGACAGAACCATGTTGAAGTTTTTGCAGGAATACAACGGCAAGTCCGCGCAGATCGTCGCTGCTACTGCCGATATGAAGGTTGGGACTCCGTTGGATGACGGCCATTTCGTGGCCATGCGTGAGATTCAGTATAATGGTGAGAATGCTGTGTATACGCCTCGCCCCAAGGATAATGATGATATCAAGACTGGCGACCTGTACACTCGCGTGCCGGTGCTCAAGGGTGAGCGCATTGCGACTGATCTGGTGACGGACGCCGCTGGGCTGACCCAGGATGATCCGATTACTGTGACGGACGGTAAGTTTGCTAAGGAAACCGTGGCGGGCGACGGCGCTGCCAAGGGAGGTTATAAGTTCTGTGGTGAGTATGCCAACACGTTGGGCGTGACGATGTACATTCTGGAACGCACGCTGCCTTAAACTTTGCACAAAAGTTAGAATGAGCTAACCCCTGGCGTTGCCGGGAGTTTGTTTGTAAGGAGGTAAGAGATATGGCTGAGATTATGAAGGAAACACTGGAAAACCCGTTGGCTATGACTGAGTGGGCCAGCACGGTTGTATATAATGCGAAGGGCATGAGCGAAGAGCAGAAGGAGTTTACGCAGGGCGTGGACGAGATTGCCCGTCGCGTTGGCTCTACTGGCAAGGATCCTAACGGTGAGATCGCTAGTTTGATTAAGCGGGCGTTTACCAATGAGTCCGTTACCGCTCCTGATGAGGTATTGAGCCGCATGTTTAACGAAGGTTCTATCGGAGAGTTCGATGATTTTTATGATGAACAGGAGCCGGAGAACTCTATGCGGGTGTACGAGGCCACTGAAGGCGGCAATGTAGATCGCTCTTTCCTTGACCATGAGATTCACAAGCCTCAGTGGAAGATGCTCCAGGCGGAAACCGACTTCACCATGAAGGAACTGCGATACGGTGGCTATAAGACTGTGGCTAATGCTATTGAAAGGATCAACGAGCAGTTGGCGCTGAAGAAGTTCAACATGATTTTCCATGCTGCCAACGCGGCTATCGCTGCTGGTGGTGCGAACTATATCGCTGCGGCTGGTACTCTGCCCACGACTGCGGATATGGATCAGCTGGTGCTGTATCTGCATGACCGTGTGGACGATGGTGATCCTCTGATGGTGATGCTTAACAAGTATCGTCAGGCTGCTAGCAAGCTGGCTCAGGCTGAGCGTTGGCCCACTGAGGTGGTCAAGACTCGCTATAACGCCACCGGTTTTATTGATGCGTATGCTGGCGTTGAAATGCTTGGCTTCTCTGGTCAGAAGAAGATGGCTGACGGCTCTCTGGTGCTGCCTGATAAGACCATCTTCGGTGTTGCTGGCAAGATTGGCGACCTAATGACCCGTGGCGAAGTACGTGTACTCCAGGAAGAGAATATCAACACCGAGAAGGTGCATGTGAAGGTAACTGGCTTTACTTTCGGTTATGTGATTCTCAAGCCTGAGAACATTGCCAAGATGGTGCTGGAATAATTGAGCGAATGAATTATGGGCGCGGAGAGAACTCCGCGCCCGATGATAGGAGTGAATTTCTTGGATAAGTCCTCTATTAAGGTTTACAACTACAACGGCAGCTTTGTGAGCGTTGCGGCCAAAAACCGAAACATCGGGTTTGCGGGTATGCAGGACGGCGTGCCGTCTATGGAGACGCTGACGTTTGAAGAAGTAGAGTATATCAATGCTCACTCTCGTGTGTTCCGCGTGGGGCGGCTTGAGTTCGAGGAAGGCGAGCGCGAAGAGATTTTCGCGGCCCTTAAAATCAATAGCGACAATGTACTGTATGAACGTGATATTGATGGACTGATCTCCAAATGGTCTGAGGAGAGTGCGAAGCGCATCCTGTCCATTGCCGACATTGATACGCTGGAACGTGTACGCGGGCGCATGCTATACCACCAAAACCGAGCGGATATGGACATTCCCACGCGCATGGTTACTTTGGTCGGCAGTCGATTCCGCGAACTGGTGCAGGGTAGGACTAAGAGCCGTATTGTCATTGCGGATGGGCCTGAGCCGCAGCGAGAAATGGTAAGCGTGTCCGAGGTAAAGGCTATGTTGGAGAACCAGCGGGCTGAATTGATGGCCCAGTTTGAGGCTATGATGCGGGGCAATGACGAGAACGCGCTCGAAGCAGAGAGCAAAACGCTCCCTGCGCAGGATAAGCAGGACAAGACTGACCAGGGCAACCACCAGGACGAACCCGGCCAAGGCAAGACTAGTTGCACTTCCGCACCGAAAACTCCCGCAAAGCGTGGCCGTTCAGCGAAAAAGGACGCCTAAGAGGAGGTGAAGGGCGATGGCGACGGAGTGTAAGGAAGTATGTACAAGATTTTTTGATTTGATTGAAGAAGACGAAGACTTTTTTGATGGTTATGGGCGGAGTGAGGACGAGCAAGAAATACTCATTCAGGAACGCGCAATGAGCCTTTTGAAGGATGCGTGTGCCTATCTACGCCGCCATTGCGACCTTGATATTGACCTGAAAATCGCTACAAACGCAGATACGGGCGTAACGAGTTTTGCGACAGATTTAGTGGACGATGAGCGGGAGTTGCTGGCTCTCGTAATGAGGCTGAAATATTACGAGCGCAAGGTGGCACGTTTAGGGCCGGTTGTTATGGCCTTGTCTGCCAGTGAGATGAAGTACGCACCATCCCCAAACGCCGAAAGAACAACCTATCTAGCCCTAGTAAAGCGTGCGAAGGATGAGCTGGATGAGGAAATCTCGTACTATTCGGGACGTGATAGGCTAACGGGCGCTCATAAGAGCATTGCCTATGCGCTGCCTGAAGAAACCAATGAAGATGAGTGATGGTGATGCGTATGAACCATGACATTGCTTACTACCATGCGGTTCAAGGTATGAGGGAGTGCGAGAGCCGTAAAGAGGCAAACATTCGCAAGGCTAAGCGGAGGATTTTCCGTGACTGGAAAATGAACTGGGATTGGGAGTCTGTTGTGATCCTGGACGCGAATGGCATACCCAGAGATCAAGACCTGAAGATTCTGCAAACAGCTACGCGCACTCAAAAGAAGATTAAGACACGACCCGACGAGCTGTTGCGACTTGGCGAAATCGTGAAGTGGCGCGGGACGGTCTGGCTTGTTAGAGAACTTGATCCTGATAACAAAATTCAATACAGCGGGAGCATGGATCAGTGTAGCCTGTTGCTGAGGTGGATGCTGGAAGACGGATCAACCCATGAGGAGTATGCACAGGCTGAAGATGCAAGCAAATACGGAAGCGGTGCCAATGCCTCAGACTATATGAGCGTCCCGTACTTCTCCGTAAAGCTTCGTGTGCCTGTAAATGAGTACACGATGCAAGTTGATCGGGATAAACGGTTCCTATTGGGGCAGATTGGACAGGGCAAGTTACGTCCTTTTCGGCTGACCCGTGTGAACGATGTAGTCTATCGTTATTTCTACGAGGATGGAGGACAAAAGGGAAGCGGCTACCTCGAATGGACATTGACCGAGGACTTTAATCATACGGGTGAAGATAATCATGAGGAGGGGGTCGCGAAAGATACTGCGATCCCTAAAGAATTGCCTGATTATATGCCACCTGGAGATATGACAGATATGGGGTGGTTTTAATTGTACGGCATTTTCAACCCGATAACAACGATGAAGCTGAAGGTAGACAAAGCGCTTTTGTGCAACAGGGAGATTGTGAATCTCGTGAGCGATAGGGATGGCTGTGAACTGCCAGCTATGGGACTTAAATGGGCGAGGGTATTCCCGTTTGGGTATGTACCCGACGTGACGGAAGGGGCTAATGCCTATATTACCTATGAGGTAAAGTTGCAGGGTATTGGAAACCCCGCTGTGCGCAGTTACGCACTAATCGTGAATGTGTTTGCACACCAAGATATACAGCGCGTTGATGATGAGGTTGGTCAGCGATTGGGTATTACAGATCGCGGGGTGCGCACGGATATCCTGGCGGCCAAGGTCGATGAATGCCTGAACGGTGAACATGGCTTTGGCTTCGGCAAACTGGAGCTAGAGGACATCTATCCTTTCGCTTTTGCGGAGAAATTCCATGGACATCGGCTTGTGTATAAGGTACTTGGGTGGAATCGGAGTAGTGACAAGCTCATATGAGGCAGGTAGAGGTTGACGAACTAAAGGTCTATCGTGGTGACAGCTATCGAATTACGGACAAAATTTTTTTGCGGCAGCCAACTCTGGGCGATATCTGCGGTGCACGGGACACATTAGAGGGCGAGAGGGGTTTTTTCAGAACCGTTTATATGCTAATTGCGACACCAACAGACCTGATGGTTCAGCTTGAGGACGTTGGGGTGTACTATGAGGATGTGACCAACTTTGAGTTGTTCTGTAAGCTGTTTCCAGAAATGGACAAGGAAAGTGTGTCGCTGCTCATCGAGGATATCAACCCCCAAAAATTTCATGTAGAAGATGTGGTAAACCAAGATAGAAAAGTCCTGATTGATCCGGATACGATGACCGTGATAGATGAATATGTGTACGAAGGTATTGTAGCGTATCTTTGCTACATGATGAATGTGAAGCAGACTCCGTTCAAAAAAGCGGGTAACAAGTGGAGCCGTGAAGTAATGATGGAGGCTGCTCGTAACAAGCTTAACAGCCCAAATGAGCCATACAAATCCATGCTAAAACCATTGGTTTCTACCATGGTAAATATGGAAGGATTCAAGTTTAGTTGGAAGGATGTATGGGATATGAAGTTGGGTGCGTTTATGGACAGCGTACAGCGTGTGCAGACCATTATTTCTTCGCGAGCTTTGTTAGATGGATGTTATAGCGGCAATATTGATGTCAAGAAGATACGTAAGACAGACCTGAACTACATGAAAGACCTGGGCCATAAATAGTTCAGGCTTGTAGATTTCTCTTTGAAGAAGGAGGAGAGGCTAATGATTACAAGTGACAATTTTATCTTTGATGAGATCGTGCGTTTCACGGGTTGGACGAACAGCGGCGAACCTTTTTACTCGCTGACGCAGGTAAAGGATGGATCACTGTCGATCTCGACCGATAACTCTGTGGATGTGACTGACGCGAAGGGATGCCTGATTGAAACGCTGAAGCGCGGCGAGCGTGGCACTTTCAGCGCTAACAATGCCCTGTTCAGTTGGGGTCTGCTTGCTGCACAGAGCGGCGATAACCGTGTGGATGCGAGCGAGGCTAACAAGATTATCGCGCCCGTGAGTGAGACCGTTACGCTGACCGCGAATCAGACCAGCATTGTACTGAAGAAGACTCCTGTGGGCACTGCTGGCGGCGAAATTGGCGGTATTATGATCGTAAATCCAGACGGAACGATGGCTAGCACGCTGAAGCAGGGAGCCGCTGCTGCTGACGGTGCGTTTACGCTTGATGCCGAAGCCAAGACGATTACGCTACCTAGTGGCCTTGCGGCTGGCACTCGTCTGGTGGTTGAGTATGAAGCCGAGATTACCAAAGGCTTTAAGATTACCAAGGACGCGATTGCCAAGAACCGTCAGCACAAGGTTCGTGCTCTGTGCCTTGGGCATGAACCCTGCGATCTGAATACCCAGTATGCGGCCTGGATGGTGTTCCCGAGTGCTAAGCTGAGCAATGAGATTACCATTGATTTTGCGCCGGATATGGATCACCCCTTCGAGGTGGAGTTCATGCAGGGTTACTGCGACACCAAGAAGGTACTGTATGAACTGTACCTCGATGGCGATGAAAGCGATGTGTAA